AGACGTATGATAGTAGAAATACTTCTTCATAGCTGTATAACGTCTTTTCACATCTGGTTTCTGTTTCAATGAATCTTTATAAATCTCGTCTCGTAATTCCGCTTTCAATTCATCAACCTTACCGTCTTCCAACATCTGTAAAACCTTTACATTTCTCATGGAAGTCACGTCCTTTTAATAGTCTGTTATAACCATCGCATTTGGCTTCAAATATAAATTACCATGCCCATCATCAGTAAACACCGGCTCTACTCCATTCTCAAAATGTGCTAAATCATAACCATTAGGAAGTACCCAATCTTTGCCTTCTTGGTATATGAGGACTCGTCCGGTTTTCTTATTATAAATAACATTTATTACATCACTCATGAGACCTCCTCTACGGTAATACAATCTATAATTCGATCTACTTTCATTGGAATCACCTCGCTTGTGGTAATACGATCTTATGTTTACCAGCTGAATTTCGAAGAACTTTCAAACCGCATTCTTTGATTTGAGCTACTCCTTTGTTATACTCGACGATCTGCTGTGGATTGCCTTTTCTGTAAATATCCCACATTGTATCGAGATTTTGCTCAAACGATGCACGCTTACACATAATCTCCATCTTGTTTCTGTCTTTGTATTCTGAAGTAGTCCGATAAGTGTTGAAATAATCATTTAAAATATCTTCAATACCTGACATATCTTTCTCCTTTCTAATCAAACCCAGCAAATTTTCTCTCATTAAATTTCTTTTTCTGTGATAATGCTCGTGAGATAGCTAGGTCGATACCGCTGTGAGTTTTCAAATGATAATAATATAAATCGTCATATGGTGTATTGAGTCTGTCTATTCGTCCAGCAGCCTGAGTCATAACCTTATATGAATAATTCTGACTGTAAAATATAATACAATTTGTACGTATGCAGTTCCAGCCTTCACACGCTGAATTATATTGGCATATATAAACCCATTTATCTCCTTCTGGAATTGGTTGGTGAGCATGTCCTGTCCACTCAGCCACCTCAGTTCCGTCCTCATAAGCTAAATTCAACAGAATATCACGCTCGTAGTTATAGTTGTAAAATATAATTACACGCTTATAGTTCTCAAGTATCTCTAATAAAGCAACTTGCCTTGAATCATCTGAATTTACAACCCGCCTCAGAACCTGACACAAACCACCAGCATCTTGAATTGGTTCATTTTTATAAGGATTCCATCGGTTTTTCATTGTTTCCTTATACAGTATACGATCATAATCACAATAAATGTCCTCATCATGTTTACGAATATCGTGTTTGTACTCCATGTTGACAGTTATACGATCCCTTAAACGATCCAGTCTGCATGTGTTCATATAACGCTCTATCTTTGGGAACTTAGCATAACGTGAAAATATAACATGTTCACGATTGAACTCAGTTTTATTCTTAAAGAACCCGTTTGCTAGAAACACAGGAAGATATTCAATGTAAGAGTCTGCTGGCGTCGCAGTGAGCAAAATCCAATCGTTTGTCTTAGCGATTTTTAAGAAATTCTTTGTCCAAGCACCATACGATACAAGCCTCTGTTCATCTAATAAGAAGAAAGCGTTATGCACGTCTACGTACTTCCCGATATTATTCCAGCTATCCACCACGACTTTATTACCGAATCTTGTCTTATCATCGTCTTCGGGATATAAAAGAAAGTTCGCTAACTCGCCATTCCACTCCTTCGAATCCCTCTTTTTTGCAGTGGTGATGATATATAGATCTTTCGGCTTACTCATCGGAATATACTCACCCTTATCAATCCAACCACCGCACTCTTTAAAATAATAGAAGAGCCCGGTCCTAGATTTACCAGACCCGACTCCTCCACATAATATGCAACCATTATTTAGACGTTTTACAGCATCGAATTGGTAAGGATACAGGAAATCAGTCTGTGTTTTCATCTACTGCATCATTCCTTCCGAAGTCGTTAGAATATGGTTTGTGCTGGAACATCTTATGAGCTGACGGTCTAATATTCATATGTTCGATAGCTCTGTATTCACTCTCTTTCATTTGCTGAAACCCTTTAGATCCAGCTTCTTTATGACTTTCCTTACCTCTCATTTTTGCTTCTCCTTATATCTGTAGAATATGGTTTGTGCTTGAACATACGTGTGCTACGCTCAGACACTGGTTCTTTCTCGTTTCTTGCTCGTGAGATCTCTCGACCAAACTCATGTACTTTAGCATTTGTACCGTGTGTACTGTCAAAATTCATTCTGCTCATATCACTCTATCCTCCGATTCCTCCAAACGAACTCCACCGTATTCCCAGAGATCTTTCTTCATTTCGTCCATATCTAGCTCACCTTTCATCCAACGCTCGTAATATTTCAGAACGTAATTCGTGAATTCAGGAATTTTAGTCGCGTAAGATTTCTGCCAATAATGATCCATTAATACTTCCATCGGCAACACCAGCATTAACGTCATGGCGGTATTTACAGCATCGTATGTAGCCGCTTCTTTTGCTTCTCTTATACGAGTACTAATCCTTTCTTCTACCATTGCATCGAGCTGCTCTTTTGTCAGATTATAAGTAACTGTTTTCGCCTTTTTCTTCTCCCGCTGCATTCGTCTCATTTCTGCTCTGCTCATATTGATCCTCCTTCACACCGTATTTATTTGCTGTTACCTGCTCGATACATTTACAGATACGGTTAATGATCCCATACACACAGATGTATAAAATTACTGCTAATACTCCAATCTCAAAACTAGTCATTTTTTAGTCTCCTTTCTCTCCAGTCTAAGAATGTTTTTATTGTTAACTTTATGTGCTGATAGGTTGATACGGGTATTCCATAGAAAATTAACCAACACAATCCCACAATAATTGACAACATCAACACAAGCATAATAGAAGTAATTTGTACTATAATTTGTACTATCAAACGTATATCTTTCAAGTACAATCCTCCTCTTAATTTAATAGTTCTTTATCGATGATCTGGAAGTTTGCTCGGTGAATATAAAGAGCCTTTCCGTCGATCATAAGTTTTGTCATTTTCGGTAAGTTGTCCGGAATCTCCCAGTAAACCTTTTTACCTGAATAAGCTACGATAGGCTGACCTAACTGTGACTTAATTACAACGACTCTGGATTTACCGAATTGGTTTTTATATGAGTTAACAATCCCTGCAATATATGTATTGTCAGATAAGTCTCCGGTAGAATGACTGTAAATATCGTCCTGATTAAACTCTACTTCTGGCTGCAATCCACCCTCTTCAAATATACAAGTGTCACCACAACTCTGAATCTCATTACCGTCAATATTGATTGTGATGATGGATGATAGTTCGTATTTTTGCACAATGTCTCCGTCTTCATCATAAGAAGTTGACTGTGCTTTATTTCCGCTTATATTAATCTTGTCTCCTGTTGTAGTCATAACCTTATTACCATAGTTGTCGTAAGTCGTAATTGTGTAACTGTTACCAACAAGATTTCCCTTAATATCATTAATAGCTGAATCTAATGCCGCACAACCTGATAATGCTATTAACATGGCAACACACAATGATGCCATTACAACTCTCTTAAATTTCTTCATTTTCTTTACCTCCTTGGAATATGACTCCATAATATAACCCACATTTTATATGCTTGCTTAACAGTCATAGAAATTATCGAACTAATTAATTCGGCGACAATTGCAACTGTTATATATATGACATAAGGTATAAAACAAACCACAATGATTAATTCGATAGTTTTTATCGTCGTCATTTATTTTTTTTTTTGCTCCTTTCATGGTTATCGGTGGTTTAAAACAGAAAAGACCCAACGCATTTAACGCTGAGTCTCTCCGCTATACTTGATAAAATATCTATTATGTACAAATTTTTCGTATTTAGACATAATCTCATACACCGCATACTCCGTAGAATAACCGTTCAAGATTCTTTCTGAAAAGTTATCGATTGTCATGCTGAATTTAAGATCTCCTAAACTTTCGATCTTAATATACAGTTCATTCTCCTCATTAACTTTACAGTAAACCTTACCAATCACTCTCTCTCTAAGTTTTTGATGCAAGTTCATGCTAAATAGATATTCATAATCCATCATAAATATCGCTCTCCTTTCTATAATAGGAGTTGTTATTTACGCGGACAGATTTGACTTATCCTCGCTAAAGTAATCCTTTAATTTGTTGAATTTTCCAAGCTGTAATATAAATATTAGCTTTCCATGAGACATATACAACTAACGGAATCAATCCAATAATTAGACCTGCTATAATCGGATCCTTCTCTCGTATAATTAATCCGTATGCCAATAAAACTACCCCAGCAATGATTACTAATATCGCCAATATTTCTAACATTTATTATCTCCTTTCTTTTATATTCGCCACTGCTCAAACATAAAGAGCCTATTAACATACAGTCCCTTCTAGCAATATCTAAAATACAATGCGTAGATTAACTGTTGATAATCACATTTATCTAGCAATTTAATGAAATCATCATGTGGCATTATCTTAATTTGTAATCTAAGTTCGAATATAAATCTGTAAATAGAATCAAACATGCTATCTCCTTAACTTTGTCTCAAATATCTGATCAATAACCAGATCAACCATAACCCGCCTGTTACAAACACCATAATAAGATCAAATATCAATCCTAAGAAACTACGATGTTTCATAAATCATTCTCCTTTCGTTAGTCTTCAAAATATTCTCTTCCCTCTGGAGTGAAACACCATCTCTCATAATCGTGCCACATTTCAGACGTCATCAACTCCATATGACCAATCATAATCAACGGTAAAATATCTGGATGATTATCTAATAACCATTGACGAAAACGTAAAGTTAATATTGTCATATCATTCTCCTTTCTTTAGTTCTCTCCCACACATCGGACAGTATTTTATTTGTGTGATTAAAGCATTAGATCCAAAACCATGAATATCATAACCGTAGGCCATTAATCGGTTTGGATACTGAATAGCGATTCCTTTATCATTTGTATCGCCTAAAATCATAGGTTTTGCTCCCATACAGTAATCACAATAGGTTCCTTTATAGCAAAACAATTTTTGAGTATCAGGATTACATTGATTAGCAATTAAGCATTCTGGTTTAGCCATTCCATCATCAATTAAAAAATGGCAGTCACCGCAAGTCCGTAAAATAGGTACTGGATAATGAATAAAATCCCAGAACGTTATCTCATCGCATTTACTACAACGATATTTCACAATTCCGTCCTGATCTTCTACAAAACTATTACTGCTCACGAGTTCGTTGTTGCATCTCGGACAGTAGCAATATGTGGTCTGTTTCGGTTTTCTTTTAAATATCTTGTGAAACACGTCATTCTCCTTTCTTTACCGTAACTAACTGTTTATATAAATCCATAGCGTCTTTTCCTTGGAATGCATTCACGATTTCTACTGATTCATTCAGTCTTTTTCGTCCAACCAGTAAGACTGTTTCATCACCATCAGTGCTCGAATCAATACTTACCAATAAAGTGTCTGTTAATGGTTTCATAAGTCATTCTCCTTTCTACTCCCATGTGTATTCGTCAAACATACTATCGGCAAATCTCAAACATTCTGGAACCACAGTAGCAACTTCTCCATTTTCGAGTTCTACAATACCGACAGTACCTTCATTCATCTTAGTACCATTTGGACTCCAACAATGAAATAAGGCTTTTTTCGTCTTATCTTTTCTAAAATAAATATAGCAAGGTCTTAACTTACTACTCATCTCTAAATTCCATGCCATTTTACTCTCCTTTCTTCTCCCAACCGTCCTGTACCATACGAGGTTTATATTCATGTTCGGTGTATCCTTCGCCGTTACATAAATCACAGGTAACTTTTTTAAACTTCCAGTCCGTAACCCAGCCACTATCAGGGAGACCTTCTGGATATGCATTATATGGTACAGCAACATATCCTGTGCCCTCGCACTTCGGACATCTGTATTTTTTATTGCCCTGAATATGAGCTAGTATCTGATCGATTGTTGTATCTCCACCGTAACAATCTTTCAGCTCTTTAACCTGTCCAATAGTTAAATTGAAACTAGGTTCTCTCTGATATAATCTATGAATTGACATTTTGTTCTCCTTTCTTTAATAACTCTAGCTGAATTATAAAAGCCCAACCTCTCACAAAAGAAGTCAGGCATAATCATTAACACCATAATCCACAAAATATCTTCTAGTAATCTCATGAATTATCCCTTTCTTAGAACAGTACTCTATCACAAGTTGTATCAGATTTATACCGCTCAACCTGTGTGGAAATATCAATACCATCAGCCGCCGCATTCAAGCATAATGCAGGCTCATCTTCGTATCTATTCAATAATACACCAGCTGTTCTGATATGTTTGAATCCGTTTTCAATGGTATTACAATCGTAAGGATCTGTTGCTGGTAAGATTACATACATATCATCATCGAGATCCTTTAAAATTTCCTTTAAATCTTTTACCGTCATGTCCATTTTGTTCATTTATTTTCTCCTTTCAAATACCAACACCCATCTTTCGAGCGTATTCATCAATCTGTTTCATGGTTAGCCACTCTGGTTTATCTTCCTCATCAAAGTAATTCCAAAGTTCTTTCATGACTTCGATCTGTCTTTTCTCATCCTCAGCCCATAAACATTTTGCACTTCCACCAATACGAATATAGTAATCACAATCTTGTCTTAATCGATCTAATAACATGTATTTATACTTCTTCTCGGTTCGTAAAAGCCAGTCTTCCATGATGAAACAGCTCCTTTTCAGATTTTCTGAGAATACAATTTCTCCTAACTTACGCTCAGATTAATCGTCTACACAATAAATATAAAAAGAAGAGACCCAACCGAGAATTTTCTCAGTTAGATCCCTCCCTTGAAACTACTTGTGCTTACTAATAGCTACTTTACAGATGTCTGTCACCATTGCACCAAGTGTTACTACTCCGGCTGCTAAAACCCAGCCAGGAATGCTCATACTCTTGTCACCTTTCTTAACTTCCATTTGTTTGTCTCCTTTCTTAAACTATTTTTGCATTCTTAGTTTCATAATAGGCCTTGTTAATATCGCGTATTAACATCCTAATGTTCCACCTTTAACTGTATATAAGTTTCTACCGCCAATTGAACCACAAGACTCTAAAATATGATTCTTTCGTAACATATCAAATCCTTCTTGTCCGATTAAATATAAAACGTAATCCTCGTATACTGCATCCATACCTCTACTACAACCAGTCACAATCTCGTGAAATAAATCGAGGTCTTTTACTAATAGTCGAGTTTCTTCTGTGATTTGTCCGTTATCATCACATGTGAATGTAACGAGCTTTCTCAATTCTGGAAAATATCCTTTAAATTGATTAGGCGCAGGATTCACAAACCATTCAGATTTGTCAACATGTTCTGGATACTTCTCGTAAATATAATCTGTCAACTTACATTTATACCAATCGTTATGTCTCATGGTAGATCAGTCTCCTTTTTTATTCGCTAATATCGAATTGCACTTTAACACCGCATTTATTAGCACCATTGGGATATCTGCCGTCGTTCTCTATGTTAATATCGCAATCTTTGTATTCGCCGTAGATACTTCTTTTGCAATTTCGACAGTATACTTTCTCCATTATTTCCAAGATACTATCCTTATCAATAGATTTAACGCCAGCTAGTTTATTCTCTTTGATTACTGAACACAATTTTTCAACGCTTCTTATGCCTGCTCTAAGAAGAGTGTTAGTTGCTTTTGTTGATAATTTAAGTTCATCAATATACATCTCAGTCTCCTTTTTATTTAATCTTCTTAGCCTTACGTTCCTCGTATTCTTCTTTAGAAATTTCAGTCCAACCTCTAGGCTCGTCTCCCTCTGGCTCTCTGAAGAATCTATTAATCTCGATGCGTTTCTGTTCGCCATCTTCTTCTTTCAGACAATATAAGACGCCCATAGTGTCATAGTCACCGTTCTTCGGATCTACTAAGAATTCCTCAGTGACCACCCTAATCGGTTTACCAGGCATATACGGCATTGTAATCGGAAACATGTCCGCAATAATACGAGATATGAAACCGTTCTGCCAAGCTGAATCTGGATTGTTTACATCTACAGAGTAACAGTAATCGTTATTGTGATATCCAACCCTGCCATCATCATAAACGTCTTTAAACAATGCTGACATACGTTTACACTGATATGTTATATGGTCGTCTTGTTTATTCCAGCGATGTCCTTCTTTCCAAACATCCTCTGTATCTTCAATAGGAGTAAGAGGTTGTCCGTCGATCAAACGGTCAAGAATAGCTTTCGTAAATCTTATACTCATTCCGCTATGCCCATCCTCGCACAAACTCTCAAAAGCTTTCAATGCACTTTCATAGCAAGCACAACCGTAGTCGAATTCTCCCTCTTTCCTCTCTGGATTTTCTCTCTTACAAGCGATTTCCACCTCTCGCTTTGCCCATTCTAATAAACTCATAAATTATCTCCTTTCTTTCAGATCACACCTAACTCACGCATATAATCCATATGACCTTTACGTGCAATTAGGTATTCATCTTCAAGACCCATATTAATCAGGTCTTCCATTTCCATTCCGAAGCAGCCTAATACATCTCCGTCACCGTCGTAGTTAATCGCATATTCGTGATTATCCATCTCGTAACGGAATGCTGCTACTGCAAAATCTTTATCTTTTAATGCTTCTAATGTTTCTTTACGTTGATCTTTCAACATTTGAATATATCTTGGAGCGTCTTTCTTCAACACAATATCGCCAATACCAGAAATAGTTACACATTCAGAAACGTCTTTTGCTCCTAATTTCTCTAATGCTTCTTTTAACTGTTTTTCGTCAAACGCATAAGCAATAGGAAACTTTTCAATTTCTTTACGATGTTTCTCTACTAGGTTGATATAATCTTGTGTTCTTAACATGATAGAACAACTCCTTATGTTTATAAATTCGTGAAGAGCAACCAACCCTCCACACGACAACCCCACATAATACGTCCACTTTCTATCGTGTTGCCTTCCCATAAAATCTTCACTTACTCTCAGCTATTTTTCACATCAGTTCAAACAGAAAAGAGCCTCAGCTAATATAGCCAAGACTCCCCTGTCTGTTATACATGAAATCCCATTTTTACCTTTTCGGGTTCTTCTTCATGTTGTGATTTGTCATTGTACTTCACACCAGTTTCTTTGCAGATGCTTTGTGCTGTTTCGTTTCCTTTACCAGCCATAAATTTCAGAGTTCCACGTGCAATTCCGTCCAATGCGGAATCCACAACGCCTCCTGCCATTTTGCCTAATGTTAATCCAAAACCTACAGCAAAAGCTATCTTACGAATACTCTTCGTGTTTAGTACTAATTCGTATTTGTCACTCATTTTTGTTTCCTCCTTAAATATAAATAGTTTTCATGCTACTCATAAAGGAGTATGTTTTTGTCGCGTATTATTTGTTCTTCGCTTTACTGTAATTCGTGTAGTCCTTCTTAGGCTGCTGATTTGGGTTGGCTGGTGTCTCTTCTTTCTTCTCTGGGTCTACCGGATTTTCTACTTTGTTTTCCTCAGATTTCTCACCCGGGATTTTTTCAGGTTCAGAATTTGTGTTTACTGGTGTTTCTACCGGTTTACTAACTGCTTCACCGATTTTCTTACCATCTGTTTTCAGCTCTTTCCACTGAGACACAAAATTCTCACTTTCAACGCTACGATATGCAAATGTACATTTATATTTCTTTCCTGTACTCTCGTCAGTATAAATATCTCCAATTGCTGCCTGTAATGCTGCACTAGGTGCTCCTGTTCCTGTTAAATTAGTCATATTTCTTCTCCTCCTAAAATATAAATAATGAATTTAATAAAAGACGCCTCCAATCACTGATAAATGACCGAAAGCGCCTACATAACGTATATTAATCTTCTGGATGCTCCTCTTCTGCAAATCTAGCAGCGAAACGATCAACCTCCTGAGTTACCCACATTGCCTGTACATAAGCTGCACGGAATGGTCTACCGCTGATTTCATCATCATACGGTCTGATATCAAGATCCACACCCACAATATCGATATCATCCAGCATACCTACTGTGACTTCATTCAGAGGAACTGTGTTATGTCCTGATTTCAAATAGATCTTTGGTCCCCTATCATTGAATTTTAGTTTTACCGGAAGATAGATAAACGGTTCGTCTCCTTCCTCACGTGGTGCTTTGATTTTTACATTCCAGCCTACTCCAAGACGGTTTGTATCATTCATCAGAGCATCAGCCATTTCTTCCGCTGTTACTTCTCTCTTCTCATGACCGTCATCAAGAGTACCACCTGCGATAATCATAGCGAAGTTACGATCCCCCTCACGGTTATACTTGTCTGCTAATCCTTTAAAGTTTCTGAAAATGATTCTAGCGTCGTTGATCTCCAATACTGATCTTGGTGCAAAAGTTACTTCCATAGTTTTTAATCTCCTTTTTCTCTTTAATAATTTTTGGATAAGTTTTGGTTTACGAGTTACATTTTTATAAAGAAAAGAGAAGCCCTTAATTGGACTTCCCGTTCTTCATACAGTTTTTTAATATTTTTGTTTGTTTAAGTGTACAAACATTAGTTGCCATGTTATCCACGATAAGCAATCCTACTAAGACTGCCCATCCCGGAATCTCTACACTTCTGTTTTTACCTTTAATTATCATAAATATCACACTCCTTTCCTATAAAGGACCGTGTTTATTTCGCGAACCGAATATTTCGTTCTTATACGTATGCATCATATATTTAACGGTATAGTCAAGATCTCTCTTAGAACTATCTATTAATGCATTTCTTTCAAACTCCGGCATCTTCATAAACAGTCGAACGAGTTTAAAAGTTGTTCGTACATAAAATATAAATTTATGCATATCAACACACCTCCTAACCGTGATATAAAACCGACAAAGCAATACGACGAATCTTTTCCTGCTCTGATTTGTTCAAATCGTAGAACAGAGTAAAACCCGTCGCGCCGTTATAATCATCTTTGAATTGTTTGTAATACATGCTTGATTTCCACAACTCTGGATATTGATTCTTTAGTCGTACTAATTCTTTTGATTTCGCATCGTAATATTTATCGCTGATTATATTGTTGTTTAGTTCATAGTAAATATAAGAATGTACGAGTATGAATCGTTGTAGGAAGTCTATGTATTCTTGTGTTGATAAGTTGTTTGGAATCATTATTGATCACCTTCTAATAGAACGGTATCTCTTCCGGATCTTCGTCAAACGGTACTTCCTCATCGGTATCGATTGGAATATTCATAAAATCCATAGTGTCTTTTGGTTTCTCAGACGGAATATATGGATCGTCAGAAACGAACCACTCAAAGTCCCCGTACTTAGATATATCTTCCACTGCCGCATCCACCAGCGACATATAATACGATTTATCCACATTATCCTCTTTTTTAAGTTCTTTGACCATTTCCGACTCAAGCCATCGGTATCCGGTTGTTCCGGTTGCGGCGTTGTACTTATCGTTTTGCTTGCGATATAACACAGCCCCACCACAACCTGGTTTAATTGGACAGAATTGACCTACTTTTCCAACAAAACAATAGTTATGTCCTTTTTCTATTTTTTCGTTCAATTCATGACAAGTGCCTTCAAATGTTGTATCGGATATAAGTCCTTTTTTATACTTATCCTCAACTTTGTCTAACTGCTTCTCGTATTCTGACACGTCAGGTAAATCTTCATTTTTGTCCAAATAAAGAACACCTTTGTTTGTTGATTTCGTTTCACATAGATCTTCAAATACGATTGGTTCTTTACTAAATAATGTCTTGAACACATAAGGAACCTGAAACTGTGCGGCAGTTGCTGTCCATTGTCCACCGTGCTTTTTATTGTCACCTGGCACATAGCCGTATAATGCTTCACACTGTTCTGAAGTGGCATACTTAGCGATATAAGCACTTTTGTTCGTCAGGCACATGCGTTCATAAGTTGCTTCATGTTCGAACGTATAACTATATTTTTCTGCAAACTCCATACAAAACTTAATGATTTCTGGTGTAGCATCTGGTATCTTAATCGAGTCTGTTCGTATACTAGCTACAGTGAAACCACGTTTTTTGACTTCATCCTGTAATGTTCGCATAAATAAAGCTCCGCGAAGGGCTACGATATTGTTCGTGTTTCGATTGTCTCTGAATGGATTTTCGAATTCTGCTGAAGTTAATCCATAACAACTATTTATGGCCACTTTAGCTGCTTTTTGTAAATCATTAGCCGTCGACTCGTCATCCAAATATTTTGCCAATCTTCCACCAAACATTTTTCTAGCAGTATCATAGTCACCGTGTTTAATGGCAATACGTACGTCCATCAGATCTTTGAAATTTTGAGTGTACTCCCCAAAAGCGTTAAGCGCGATGATGGAGTGAGGGTGCATGGAAGCGATGTCTAGCAACGCCACATTTCCATACATTCCTTCCTCACCATAAATATAACCGCCTTTACCAACATCGGTACCTCGATACATGTTGTGAAATTTTTTATCAGTATCAAAGAATACCGATTCGTAACCAGGAAAGGAATTTATTATCTTCGTCTGCATACAATATAGCCTCCTCTCTTCCAGCAGGTTCGATGATATAATTTCTTGCAATATTGTCCTCATTGAGCAATGCATCGACAACTCGTTCACGAGGAATATGGAGCTCGTATGTTAGTTCCTGTATATCACTAAAATATGCCTCTTCTCCAGTCCATCGATCGGTGATGCATATACCGAGCAAACGCGGTTCACTTATATCAAATCTAAATTCACCATTCTCTGGAAAACGAAAATGATATCCTCGATGTTGTCTTTGACGACCAGTTTTACAATCATGAATGCCTGATACAGTACCCCCGATTGCTCTGGCGCAATCTGAAGCCGATTTAAAAATCTCACCGGTTTCCAGTATCATTACTTCCTCCGTCGGACGTAGACCGTTTTTATAAGCATGAATCATGTTTTCACTTTTTGTTGTCCAATATAAATTAGATACACGATTGTCCGACTTATTTCCGTTGTCATGATTTACTTCCGGCTTATTTTCTGGATTTGGAATAAATGTTTCCGCCACTATTCTCTGAACTAAGTGATTTGAGTTCTTTGATTTGCGATTTCTATAGTCGTCAACACTCACGACCCAGTAACCATTGTTATTTTTGTGCCATTTACAATATACAAGTTTTCCATTTTTATTTTTTACGATTAAACCTGCGTCAGACACGTATAAATCTGGTATATACGGATGGTCTCTCCATTCACAATGAAACGGAAACATTTCATACAACTCATGAAGAACGTCGTCATTTAACGGATGATCGAAGTCTATCTCTACAACTTCAATATGATATCCGCGACAACTTTTAACTTGACCATTTAAATACATCGTTATCATAGATGGATTCACGTTCAAGTACTCGGCGCACTGTGTTCTGGTTTCAAATATTTCGCCAGTTTCGATAACTCGAAATCCAACGCCATTTACACGATTTTTGTATTTCCTGTTATTCATTAAATCTCCTTTCTAATAAAACTGTTCTCCAGTGGCTAAATCCGTATAAACTAATTTCGGATGTCGTTCTGTTCCAAAAATAATTCGAGTAGTTAATGAATTTGTCGAACTATTAACACTCATACCAGCCAAGTCCGCCAGGATCTGTCGAGCAGTCCAATCTCCTTTCAAATGATTAAATACCGCTTCCGTTGCGAGAACATCGTCATCGCAGTATTCGGCAACTTTTGTCCATAATTCTTCAGGGACAGGATCATCCCATGGAAGTCCGAGTTCATGATGTTTAAGTCCTAATTCTATCTCCCACTTTTTAAGGCCCTGTTTATTCGCAGCAAAATCCCATACGTCAGTGTATGAAATGTTATATGCTTCTCCGAATGTGTATTTTGAAGCTTCACCTCTCGGAGCATTAACGAGTTTTTGAGACAACTGATAAATCTGCTCGTTCGTATAACCGATTAGGCACGCCCAAAGCATGTGATTATCGTATCGCCTATTATTAAATCCAACCAACTTAAATTTAATCAGATTCTCAATCTCAGCAGGTCCAGGATTAATCAAACGTACGACTGGCTTTCCTTCACCCGCAATCTTGTAATTAACCAAGAACAGATTCGGAAAGACCTCCACATCATAAAATACCAGGTCGTCAATCTCACTATCATTCACAGTCTCACTCGCTTCTTCAGACTTGAATTTCATTTGACCAACAAGCTTCAAGCAAGTGTCTGCCTGATTACTACTACTAGCTGCCAGCATATAAATCGCATTCCTCATATCGCTGACATCATACCCGATTCCACTTTCATAAGCTTCCTCTAAGGTTTTATAAATCATGTCAATACTCGGTTTCGTATTACCCATGATCTCTTTATTAATATGGCGTTTAAGAATAGAACGTAACATCTTCTCATTCTTAATACCATCAAAATTCAACACTGTAGGTTTACCTCCTTTCATTGGTAGCCCGGAACTAATCGTCGCTATCGGCAAGTTATTACATTTCGATAACCGCCTCCTCAACGAACTATTCCCGGTAAATACCTTAACCTCGATATCCTCATCATAAATACGACTAAGCTGTGAAGCATCTTCTCCAGTATAAATATAATGAAGATGAATACCGTTTCCACCTTTACTCACCTCAGCATAAGTCGCCGGCCATTTACTTGCTTCTAAGAGATTCTTCTCAAAGCACTTATTGCCGTCTTTATCTTTAATATCGAAGTCAATTACAATATGATTCTCCGGAACTCGTACATAGTGTACTTTTGACGTATCAATATCCGACAGTTTCGTCTTAACATTCTCCCACTTCTTTAATGGTTTCTCAGATTCTTCTGTCGTTGCGTACTGCGCCGGACAATCAGCGCATTCCTTGTCAAATACAGATTCCTGTTCTGAAAACTCAATAAGCTGCACGTCAGGTTCTTCTGTTTTCTTTGCAGTACGAGAACCAAGTTCTTCTTCGAAAATATCAGTGCGAAATCCACTATAATAATTTAACAGTTTCGTTCCGTCTTCCTGATCTATCCTACTTTCAAAATTCCAAAAGTAATTTTTCAGTTCCTCTTTAAAGTTCATTTTCGAAGCTGGATAATTTACTTTCGCTTCTTCAACATACTGCTTATACATTTCCCAAGCTGCTTTAAGAGTTGTACCGTCTTGTTTACGAAATACAGAATATGAATCGCATACGAAGTTATAGAAATCGTTTGAAGCACTCATCATGTTCTTCGGAATATAATCATCGTAATACTCTGGATCTTCCTTATATACTTCCAAACAATACTGTGCAATCGCTCCAAGCTCAAACTTCACTTGCTTCGTCAGACGGTGATATTCTTTAGTACCAAGTTTTTTACCAGACGGAGTTACGTCAATCAATCGTCTCAACAAACCTGATTTACCGTCAGTAATCTTAACAGGTCTATTCGTACCCATAAATAAGAAGCATTTGAATCGTGTTTCATATAATCCTTTAAACTTCTCATTGATACTCATTGTCTCGTGAGAAACTAATGAATTAAGACGTGTGTTATCCTCAATTCGAGATAGATCACCATCGTGCTGAATTGCTACCAAAGGATTACTCTTAAATTGTTCCAGAGCAAATGCGTTATTCGACTGACCAAGTGACTTAGCATCAAATGTACACGAATATCCGTTAAATAAATCCTGTATAATGTTAAGAATTGTAGATTTACCAGTTCCAGCAGCACCATAGAAAACCATGAATTTCTGAATCCATTTTGAATCACCTGAAACGATAGCACCGATAGCCCATTCGATCTTATGCCGCTCTTCTTCCGAATACAATGTTCCGATGATCTTATCCCATGCTTCGATACTGCCTTTTTCCAACGGATATGGCAGTCTCTTACTTGCATAACTCTCTCGTGTTAATTCAGTATTAGCAAATATAAGTTCCTCGTCTAACTCGTGATAGTTATCTCTCATTTGCTTCTGACAATACTTATGAAATCTATCGATAGAACCGCTTTCTGAATCCCACATATATTTGACGATAGGCGTTCCTTCAATCCGATCTGCGTTTTCATCTACGAATTTCTGTAACTCATTATCTACCAATCGAGTCACGTCATCTTCATCAGTGCTCCACAGCTTTCGTTCTTCGTCCCAAATAGCATAGAAGTCTCGGCCTCGAATCATGAGATCTTTTGACTTTTTCATAATCCATTTAGGACTCACTTCTGTTGTGTTTGATTTTTTATTTGGTTTCGTGGAGATTGTCATGAAGTCCAACATTCATTGTACGACCTCCTTTCATTCCATTAATAAAAGAAACCGCAGTCTCAAAACGCCAATCGAATTCGTTATGGTAAGTGAATACGTAGTCACTGCCATCAATGACGCGAATTCTTACGCTATCTCTACCATTTGGAAACCAATCAGTAACCCATTTTGAATACTGCGGAAATTGTTTTTTAAATTGTTTGAATACATCTTCTTGTAACATTTTTAACTCCTGTGATTATGTGATACTATCCAAGTACCATAACATAGACGTCCATGTCTCCACGTCTCTCAAGTCGTATCTGCAATTTCGAATCACAAATAAACTACCATGTCCGTCTGGCTCAAAATCTCGATTAAGGAACCGATCAATTATACTCTCAGCAGCTCCTAAATCGAATCGACGATCAGTCATACCATTCAGTCCAAGATTAGCTATCATTCGCCAGAACCATTGAACTGTACGATCCCCAATAGCAGCGTCATCCATAATCTCCTCACACTTATAAGCTAATGCGAGCATCATTTCTAATACACTACAAGGACCATCTAATTCATGTCGAACATTTATGTGATTCTCATAAGCAAATCGCCACCGTAATCCTTCCTCTCCATCTTCAGCACGATTCACATCATCTGATAATATCCATGTGTATTCCACGCTATGAAGATAGGTTAGAAGCTTACGATAGCTATTCTCTTTTGCAAAACGACCATGACAAACAGTGTGGTACATCCACTCGAAATATTCGTCTCTTAAGTCATTCATTAATTAACTCTCCGAATATGGTCCGTAATTTTTGAGAATCTCATAGTCTACTTCAAGACCATCATTTCTCACATATACGGTATCCGGATCCTCCTCATAATCTCCGAAATGAGCAGCGAAGTCATCACCGAGTAATTCATCTGTGTTCTCGATAATATCTCCGTAGCTATCTACTACCACACCATCTGTGTAGTACTCTAATGAAATAACTCCATAATCACATTCCCCAAACTCGGCTGGGCTAATTACATAAGGTTTACTATCTTCCACTTTTTCTCCCTCCTCACTCTTCTCCTCTTTTTCAGTTGACTCTGTGACATATCCATTTTGATTGATTACGTCCTGAGCTGTTTCAAGATCATCATCAGTACTGTCTTCCTCAGATTCATCTTCTTCGCTCTCTACAGAATCACTGGAAATGTCTCTTCCAAAAGCTTCTTTAACTGAATCAATCTCCTCCTGAATCAACTGGTCATATTTGGTCTTCAATACTTTATAAGTCACTGCGGAACCAATACCGGCTCCAGCAACGAACATTAATACTTTACTCAAAATATCTTTCTTCATCTTTACTCTCCTTTTCTTCTTCACCGTCGTGTTTTAATGTCATGACCGTGAAAGCTAATCCCCAAACAGCATAGACACCGACAACAGAATCCCTCCTGCAATATGACGCTTCTTACGATTTCCTAACGCATGATCTAACATTGACAAGATTCGTTCAAGTCTCTCCATGATGATCTCCCCTTTAAATAGATAGTCAGTTACACTCTTAGAACAACAAGTCCGCCAACAAAACAGATACTCGCTAAAGTTGCAAATACTACAGACAGTTTGTTATTCATAATAACTCACTCCTTTTATTTGATATAATGCTCGATATACTTGTCCAGCATTTCTATAGGCATATCAATCTGTCTTTGCTTACCAATATTCGGAACCGAGTTAGCAGCAATAAATAACTGATCACCTAACACGAATCCGTCGATAGCTCTGAATTGATACCACACACTTATAGTAGCGACTCCGACATGAAACTTCTGAGCTGCCTCTTCTCTTGTGATAAACCCTATGAATTTACCATTTTGAAATACCTGCTCTTGTTCCAAATCGTTGTCGATGATATAGCGGATTAACTCTTTACCAGTCATGACGTCTCCTTTCTATAAAAGTGGATAGTCGAACATATCCCGATACATATTACCAGAATACGGACTATCCAACCCTGTCATTCAGATTTTATCGTAAATAACACCATCGACGTTGAAGTCAAGCAAGATTGTACGCTCATATCCGTTTACGAAATCACGTTTCTTATCGTTGTGAATATCATAAATACCGAAGTCTACGAAGTTATCACCGTTTGGATGCTTCTCGTCAAAGATCCATCCAACGATAGCGCCTGCTTTTGTACGAGGAATACCTAACATATCATAAACTTCATTTAAGAATAAGCAACCTTTTGTTTTCAGGCGATCGTTTGCATAACGCTGCTGGTCTTTAAGGAACATTAAGTTATACTCTGGATCTTTTGTCCAACCTGTGCAGCCATCGTCAAAGAAACGAGCATAATCGCTGTAAGTACTTGGATCTGCTACGTTGACTGTTTTCTTAACAACTTCTTCTTTACCTGTTTTCTCGTCAACTTTAATTTCATCGACTTCTTTTGCTTTGATGTTGTATTTAAGCTCTTTATCAAGCTCTTCGCCGAAACGCTCAATAACACGTCCACGATACTCTTTGAAACCTTTATCTACAGTTGCATAAGCTGCCGCGAGTGCTACGTTACGTTTACGAAGAATGTTGTGACCTGCTAAGATTGCTGTGATGGATACTGTACCTAAAATAACAGCAGGTGCATACAATTTAGCAAGCTGCAATCCACGCTGAGTATACATGATTGTTAAGTCTTTCTTATAATCGGTTTCTGTATACTTTTCAGAGAATCCGTTATCCTCTACATATTTCTTAGTCATATCAACATGTGTCTTTGATTCTGTGATAACCTCGTCGATTTTTGTAGTAGCTTTACAAGCCATAACTGTACTTGTAACTACACCTACGATACCTGATGCTACTAAGATTTCTGGACTATGTTTTTTCATTTTTAAGCCAATACGATTTAATGCTCTTGTTGTACCGGCTGGGAGTTTAATTTTTTTCATGATTTAGTTCACTCCTTCTGTTCTATTTTCGTTCTCCTCGTTTCCAATGCACCATAAGAAACGAATATAATTGATTGTGTCCTGACACTTCTCTAAGAAATCCTCACGATTTGAGAAATCATTTTGCTCTACCATATCCCGTAAAGCTACTAAATGCTTTGTTGCATATCCCCAACATGCCTGAGCAGAAGTACCACCCATAATCGCAGCTCCGGATCTGAAATTATGCAGGCAATCTCCGTCTTTTGCATATCTGGCATTCTTTTCCACCATCGTCTGTTTAGAGTTTCCGTCTATCTCATCCAGTAAATCTCTAAATCTATCTGCTTTCATATTTTTCCTCCTTCATTCTCTGTTTCCAGATATTCTTACTAATTCAAATATAATCTTTTACTTTCTTACCAGTGATATATTGTTCTCGTTCGATCTTCAAACCAAAAGGTAATGTGATTCCTTCTAATTCTGATAGCATCACATAACCCCATTCCCATTCGAATAGATGACAGTAACCATAAAATAACCAATCATCATCTTCTTGTTTCTCGCCTTCTGTAATTAACCAAGTTCCAGCTCCACATGGATTGAAATACTTAACTACTACATCGGATTCAAAACCTTTTTCTTCTTGTGAATATAATGGATACTTTTCAAATACCTTCTCTAATTCTTTGGTCATTAATAACATCGTAACGACAACTCTTTTCTATTTTGATTTAGTCGATTGGCATAGCTTTTGGTAACTTAATTACATAACCATCACGAACACGAGTTACCTCCGCTGTACGAATATTGAACCAACCATATCTTGCTGCTGTGTACGGAACTGTCAGACCTGCTAAATCATACATATCGGCAACAGTCACCATTCCATACTTATCTACAATATCGCCCATCTGTTCTTTAACGAGTTCAGCATCTCCTCGTGTATAAAAAACAATATCGGCGTAATCGAATCGTCCAGATGTACTACGGCTGCTTCCTCTATCACGGTCTCTGTCTCGATCTCTACGATCACGATCATCGTAATAACTGCGATAAGATACACCGCCAGATCTTGACTTCTTACCTCTGGATTCTCCATATAAAATCATATCGATTCCGTCCGTCACGATATCCGAAATTGCTTTCTTAACCGCTGGAACCAACACGTCCATTAATACATAAGATTTCACATTCGCTGCATCTTCTGATACAAACAGACCTGCGAATTTACGTCCGTTGTTTTCTTTTGTTTTTACTTTACCGCTTACCACCTTGGTAGCTCTCTTTTCTTCTGTGGTTGCGATTTCTGCTCCCTCTGCTTTACTCTTATGAGAGTTTGACTTGTACTCCGCCATCAGTTGCCTCCTTCTAATTCACCATTTTGATTTCACCAGGCAAGGTTACTTTCGTTCTGGCATTACGATTGTTTTGTTTCTTATATTGATAGGAGAGATTGCTCTTTGCTTTTCTAGCAGTTGGAGCCATCGTCTCTCCCTTCCAATGGTCCGCTACTAATCTATCGAACTCTAATACCGGTCCATCGTACACGTATTTATGATAAGGTTCATAATCGTTGTAATCCTGCATAGATTCAATCCTTTCTTTATTTTATTCTCAAGCACAAAACAAAAAGAGAAACCCGAGTTTTTCACTCAGGTCTCCCTTCAGACAATACCAAACTTACTTCTTTTCAGTTTCTTTTTCTGGTTCCTCAACTTCTGTTGCTTCGGATTCCGCAACAATGTCTTCTTCGGTTTCCTCTTCCTCTACAGGTACTTCAACCCACATAAGTTTCTTTTTGGTTTTCTTTTTAGGTTTCTCATCCTTTTTAGCTTTAAGCTTTTTGTAAGCTGCAACTCCTAATGCAGTTACTCCTGCTCCAACAGCTAAAACTGCTGCTAATGCCTTTCCAGATCCCCCTTCAGATTCTTCTGTGTAATCTAATACCTCAGTATCCATAGGTTCCTCAGTTGTCATTACTTCGTTCTCCATTACTTCATTAATTGTTTCACTCATTTTTAATTCCTCCTTGAAATAATAAATTTTGTTGTATTTGTCATAACACGGTATGTTTTTTTCGCGTCTGTTTTAACCGTATAGTTTTGATTTATTGTCATATCCGTATTCAGGACGTCTTAAGAAATCCATTACGACATATGCCTTACCATTTTTAACGATGGCATCACTGAAGTCTGGAACAATTTTACCGTCGTCGATACACCAGCCAATATCATCACTATTTTGTGTATGGTCAAGACCGAGTTCATCGTATAAATCGCTTAACGATACGAACATTTCATCCATTAGACGATAATTCAAATCAACAATCGCTTCTCTTATCTTGGTTTCAGTGCACAAGAATGACCCATTGGTAAACGGATCAACAAACCACGTGTCTCCATCACTAGATACAATGACTTTCGCTTTTTGTTCTTTACCGTCTTCGGATTTAACAGCTTTATCGACTTTATCCTCAGCCAGTTTCTGCTTGATCTCTTTTACCTTTTTCTCAGGTACGATTTCTTTTACCTTATCCTTATATTCAGTAAGAGCTGTTTCGGATAACTTGTACGCGGAATATAACGCTGCATGTCTACGAGCATGTACTGAGTTAGCTCCGATCAAACAAGCTGCTGATGCTGTTCCGAGAAGTACTGCTGGAATATATGGTTTCCATGCTACTTTTACGACTTCGACTGGAGTAAGCTTTTTATCTAATTCGTCAGGGCATTTTCCGTCTTTAACCTGCTCGTCCACTTTTTCAATTTCAGCATCTTGAATGAGCGTGAGTGCTTTCGGAGTTGCTTTTACTGCTAATACGGTTGTAGTCACCATACCGGCAATACCGAGACCTGTTAGAATCTCTGGGCTACGTTTTTTAATTACTCTTGTAGCCATTTTGAAATACTTGTTTACGTTTGGTTTGTTCATGATTGTTCTCCTTTCTTATGAACGTGTTACTTTTTATACAAATAAAAGAGACCCAACATTTTTATCAGATCTCTCTTATCTCGATTATTCATCAGCAGACTGTTTCTCTTCTAAAATCTCTGCTGCTCTCTGCGCAATCTCTTCAGTGTCATCTTTATGTGACAGGATATCTATAATAAATCCTCCTGCTCCAAATATAGCTGACAATGCTGTCAAGACCACCCTTTTGTCTACATTGATTTTCTTCATGTTAAGTCTCCTTTCTTAATTCTCATAAAAGCCGATGTTTCATTCGCGACTGCTCTATAAATCTAACACGAGATTTTGTCACCTGCGTACGGAACCGAAGAAAAAGAGAGAACGTACTCAGAATTTCACTGCATACATGATCGTTCTGTTTTCAGTTGTCGATCTTATTCTCTCATAATAGGCTTTGTAAATTTCGCGAATGGCAAACAGAAAAGAAAGAGACCCTTAATCAGGCCTCCTCCTCGATTTGCTCCATAAGTCTACTAAACTCAGTCTTATTCATTTTACCGTCTACATCGATATGAATTTTCACGTCACCATCGACTATATCTAGTTGAATATCGTTCAATTGGATATCAACTTTGTATCCTAATTGTTTGTATATTTTCTTAGATATAACTTTGGCTACGATGCCTTTCATAAATTTTGTAGATAATTTTAATTTTAAAAAGTCTAACATTTTAGTTACCTCCTTATGATTTTCTCATAAAGGAGCGTGTATTTATCGCGAAAATACTTCACTTGCGTTCTGACATTCCTAATTTCTTTATAAAAATAAAAGAGTCCCTAAGGACCCTCTTACTGGTTGTGCTTAGATAACGCTTCTGTCACCTTCTTAGCAATTTTCTCGTCTAACAATTTCTCCGTATTGCTTCTGGATACGAGTGTTAATCCCGCTCCAATAACAGATACAACGAATTTTGCGATTCTTATTGTTTTCGGTGTTAACATAGTTATACCTCCTTCACTTCTCATAAGAGAGCATGTAATTTTAGCGAATCAGATGACTCGTCTATCGAAGCAGGTCTCCCATCGTTCTCTTGGTATTGGTTTCATCTTAAGAGCCCACATGATTTGACGGATTGTAACAGTGGGGTATAGACTATCTATTGCTTCTCCAGATCGTTCGTCAAAGAACTGCTTAAATTTCGTATGCAAATATAGTTCGTCGGTAAGCCATGGATCAATTTCACCCCACCAGGTTTGTTTAGTAGTTAGATCATATTGTTGTTGTATAACTCCTAAACCACGATCTCCTATCTTAAATAATGTGCATCTGTTATAAACCGGATGATTACACTCGTATGTTGATCCGTACATCGACCGATAGTACTGAGGTTTCTCGTAAAAATATCGCACTTCTATCCTCCTATTATTTTCTAACTTAAACTATTATTTAATTTCTTTAACTATTGTTTAATTCACACATATATTAATAAATAGGGGTAAAAGAAAAGAGCCCTATTTAAGGACTCCCTTCCGTATTAACTTTCTAAACTGCATTGGTGCTAATATATTCATACTGATTCTATTTTTGATCTGTTTTGTAAAGCTTATCTTGTAATGTGATCTAATTCCCGTAATAATAGCATCAACTAATAGACAATCCATTCCCAATTCCTTACCTACTTTATCTATCGAATACGCTTGTACTATATGTAGATCGTAGATTTTCTTTGCGATTGGATCTATTGTCCATAATCTCTTATTACAAACATCGTCCGTTCTTGTTACATAACCTAAACTACTAATCAATTTCATATAAATCTCCTCCTTTTATTAACCCATCGTTTTTAGTTTCATAACACAGTATGTTTTATACGCGTATAATAGAAAAAGAAGAGCCCAAGTTATTTTAACTTAGACCCTCCATTTTGAATCACATCAGACTTTACTTCTTTGGAAGCAATTTCTGAACGAATCCTCTACCCATTATTGTTGTGAAGCTACCAGTCTCCTCGAATTTGATTGACGTTTTTGTTCCCCAGATTGTTAATGCACATCCGCCAACAAATGTTACACCGGTTAAAATGTTCTTGATAATTGCATCTCTCTTCTCATGATTCAATTGTTTCTCTTTAAGTGCGAGTTCTGCTTCACGATGCTCTCGTTCGACTTCACGATCGTCATACTTATCCTGAGATTCAATCTCCGTTTTCTCAAGTTCGTTGTACTTATCAAGAAGTTTAGCCAGTGCTTCAGATGCTGCTTTGTGTTGATCTGAACCAACTTCCAATTTACCAATCTCATCGATCTCTGACTGAATTTCCTCTTCTAATAATGTTTTAGTACTCATTTTTAAATCCTCCTTTTGAATTCAGTTAATGTGTTCCATAAAAGAATGTGTTATTCTCGCGTTAATATAATACGCTTCTTCTCATTCAACTTCTGATCCGGAACAAGTCTCATGTTAATCGTATAGAGATCTTCTTCGTCTGGAATCTTCTCAAGCTTAAAGAAACCATAGCCTGTATGACTTCGACTTAAGAGTGTCGCTACAACAGCCCCTACGATAGCACCTAGCAATAAGAATACTGCTTCATACATATGTATAACCTCCTCTCCATTTTGTTTTATCGAAAATTTCACCCGGGGAATTTTTCACATTGAAACTGTAACATCGTTTCTAGTCACCCGAGTACGGAATATGTCTGATGGTTTTAATCTAGGTTAAATGTGGCTAAGCTAGATTAGAAAAGAAAGAGCCTTAGTTTCCTCTAAGACCCTCTCGTAGTTACCTACTTCAACACTTTCATCTGTTCTAAAATATCTGAAAGTCGTTCTCCATTTTTCTTACGCTGATCAATCTCAAGCCATTCTTTGTTCGTAAGCTCTCTGCGTAATCTCCAATAATGTCCGAGAGATCGATCGTAACAATACAAGTCTTTCAAGTTCTCCTGCTTACGTAAGTTAATTCGTTTGCTTACAACTTTTGATACGGTTGTGACACCTCCGATAATAACCGGCGTAAGAGTAACCACTGCTTCCTTGTTTCTCACAATCCACTCTTTTCCATTTCGAATTTTCGCGTTGATCTTATCTTTGAATGCTCTCCGTTTAGATTCACGTTTGAACTCTTCCATTTGTACTACTTCCATAATTTATTTCTCCTTTCTAATTGTGTTTGTAGTTTCCATAACAGTATGTGTTTGTAGCGCGAAAAGAAAAGAAAGAGAATCACAGGGCTTAAACCTGCTCCGCATTTGATACTTGTTACGGCTTGGCCTCTTCCAATCGAGGTAATTTTCTCTTTCTCATAAGAGTACGTGTAAATTTCGCGTATGGGAGAAAACAAAAGGACGAGCCGTGTGGACTCGAACCACATCTCATTGGCTAATCTCAGGTCTTTCAACTTCTTAGCTTTTTATATCCCTCGTAATTTTTCGGGTCCAATGAGGCTCCTTCCTCAGCGGTTTTCTCTCCTTTTCATAAGAGGAATTGTTTATTTCGCGTCTGTTTTGGCGTGCTCAAACCTATTCTCAGTGTCTTCAAATAAAAAAAGAGCCCGAGTTCAATTAACCCAAGCCCTCTTAAAACTTATTATTTAATCGTATGCTTTATTGCGTCTTTTCCTCGATAATCTGTCATCCACGATAAGAATCGTACTGCTAATTTATTACCGTTTACACACACAAAGTATCCAACTTCCTTACCGGTTTTATTATCAATAATCGGATAATAACCTTTAATCTCTCCTAGCTCGATTTTCAGTCCCTCATCTTCGATAACAGCCAAAAGAACCGTCTATATCTGTCGTAGAACATGTCTCGTCCACATGGGATCTCCATTTTGAATTTTAAGCACGTATACGAAATACCTTCCGTTACAGCTTTCAATATGTAATCACTCAAGTATTTATCAGCTTCTTCAGCAGTTTTCTCGATTAACTCAATTCGCTCTAGATAATAAGCTTTCTGTAATGCAACATCTGCTGTAGGATCACCTACTTCATTTCCAGACGGTAAGCGCTCTAAGTTCGTAGCAGCTACTGTATTCCCATCCAAATACGAATAGGTTTTCTTCCAATCGGCATACTGTAAACAGAAATGTTTCAACTCGTAATGCCGATGCTTACTAATCCAATAGCGATTCTTCTTTGATATTTCTGGTCGTATCACTGTAGGCATCACTTACTCACCCTCCGTTCAGCCTTATACTTACGAGAATCTTTTACCAGTTTAATCGTTGCTTTTCTAAGCACATCTTTATCTACTTCGCCATGCACATAAATCGTAGCGTTTTCAAATTTATAAGTTTTCATATGTATAACACCTCTATGATAGAAATATGTCAATTGCTTCAAGGTTCGTTAAATTCAGTAATTCTTTTAACAGCAGTGCATCACCAATCGTTAGTTTTTCTGGGTTGCATAATAGTTCGTATATTTCTAACGCGACCCCGATGGTAATCCCCGCTTCAATGATCTTGATCCATAATTTATTCGCATTCAATGCACACACCTCTTTCTAGTTGCATGTTACGCAACAATTAAAAAGATAGCATCATTGGGATTTTTCTGTCAATAGATTTTTTCGCATATCATGCAACATTTTTATTCTAACTTTACTTTTTGTTTGCACATATGCAATTATTAATATATGATTGATTAAGTGGAAAGGAGAAAAAGTTAATGACAATAGGAAAACGAATAAAACTTCTAAGAATGAAAAGAGGTATCACGATTGAAGAACTCGCTGCAAAATTAGGGAAGAATCGCACAACTATTTACCGTTACGAAAATGGAGGTATTGAGAATTTACCGTTAGATATCCTGACCCCGTTAGCGGAAGCTCTGGATACGACTCCAGCACATTTAATGGGTTGGGGTTCGAAAGAGATGTTATCGACCAAAATATCAGATGGCGAAGAAGAAGCCATATACTCATCTATGAATGAACAATATGTGAAGCATGTGGAAGCATGGCATAAGGTATTCGGTATGGACCCGTTCACAGATGAAGAACATGAGAAGTTAATGGAGTATGGAAAGTTCTTAATTTCTATGCGTAAAGGAGGTGATGTCTAAAGTTATTCGGGCAGTACACATCTTTTATAAAACACACATCATAGAAAGGAAGAACACCAATGTACAAAGAATATCCGAAGTTTTATTATTACGAATCGTTAGAATATGGAAGAAAGTCAAGAATGGACGACCCGTTATTATCGGTCGAGGAGACACTTCAAAGACACAGCGAAATCATCGATGAATATGCACGGAAATATCTTGGGGGTTCCATTCCAGAAGAAAACAGATACATGGAAGTTGGGTCTGGTGAATCACTTAAAGATAGACCTGAAATCACACGATTACTAAAAGCGATTGAGAACCCAGCCATTAAGGCAATTATCGTAGTCGATGTGCAGCGTCTCAGTCGTGGCGATTTAGAGGATGCTGGAAAACTGATTCGTCTACTTCGTTATACGAACACGTATGTTATCACGCCGATGAAAATATACGATTTGCGTGACGAATATGACCGAGATGCTTTTGAACGAGAGCTAAAACGCGGGAATGAATATCTCGAATATTTCAAAAAGATTCAAGCTCGTGGTCGTTTAGCAAGTGTTAAAGCTGGTAACTATGTGGGTTCTGTTGCTCCTTATGGTTATGATCGTGTCGAGAGATATGACGAAGTGCTGAAGAAAAACTACTTTACCCTAGTCGAACGTAAAGACCAAGCCGACGTGGTCCGTATGATCTTCAACTGGTACTGTAATGACGATATCGGTGTTACAACTATTTGCAGACGATTAGAAGAGCTAGGTGTTAAAACTAAAACAGGCTGCTCTACTTGGAAACCGAGTATCATTTTTGGAATCTTGGAAAATGTCCATTATATTGGATGTGTTCGCTGGAATTGGAGAAAGACTATTAAAATAATCGAGAATCAAGAGATTAAGAAACTCAGACCAAAAGCTAAAGTTGATGAGTATCTGATTTTCGAAGGAAAGCATGATGGTATTATCTCAGAAGAGGTATTTAACAAAGCTCGAATCGTTAAAGGTACAAGACACCGTACAAAACGTAATTTAAGCCTAAAGAATCCTTTTAGTGGAATTATGTTTTGTACGAAATGTGGATCAAAAATAGGCTATAACACATACAATCGAAATGGAGTTGAATTTGCTCCCCCAAAACTCGTATGTAATAATCAGGTTCATTGTAAGACAGGATCCGTAGATTATAACGAAGTACTAGACTATATGTGTAAGGTTTTAAGAGATTGTATAGAAGACTTTAAGGTTCGTATAGAGAACGATCAAGACGATTCTTTGAAATTGCATAAGGATCTAATAGAGCGTCTCACTAAACAACTTAAAGATGCTGAACAAAAAGAACAGGACCAATGGGAAGCACAATATGACCCTGATCCAAATAAACGCCTTCCTCAACATATTTTCGAGAAGTTGAATAAGAAAGTATTAGCCGAGAAGGAAGAGATAAATAAAGCACTTGATAAAGCTAAAGGTTCCGCTCCTAAACACATTGATTATAAAGACGAGCTGATCAAAACGACTGAAGCTTTGAAAGCCTTAGAAGATGCCGACCTAGATGCCAAAATCACAAACCAGTATCTAAAAAGTATTATAGACCGCATCGAATATGACCGTCCACAGATCGTGCGAATCAATAAAAAGAATGCCGAGATATTTGAGACAGATGTTAGAAAAGGCTTGCAGTATCATGTCGCTCCGTATACTATACGAGTGAAACTTAAGTGCGAATAGTATTGGGGTCAATTTGGTCCCCATTCATAGGGCATTACATCATCCCAATGGCTATATATCAAAGGTTGGAGAAAAAAGAAAAGGGGCTGTAATCATCACGATTCGGTCCCTTTTCAATTCCATTTTGAATTTTACCGTTTAATCAGGTACTCTTCTAATTCGGCTCTGGCTGTTTTCATCTTCTCTACTCCGTTCCCGGTTATGTCGTGATTGATGATAACTAGTAGACTCTTTAAAATCATCTGATTCGAATTCTCTATTTCTTGTAGTCGTTTGTTATCATTATCTAAGTGTCGCTCGTGCTTTTCAACCTTCGCTTTCAATTCATCATTAGGTTTCTTGGCTTCCTTAACGATTTTCCACAATCCCCAAAGAAGACCGACGAAAGTACAGAACCATATAATTTGATCAGTCGTGATCGTGAAGTTCATTACTTATCCTCCTCGACTTCCGTAGAATTCTTTCCTTCAACAAATGCTTTGAATCCCTGATGTAAACCAGTAGAAGCTAATCCCATAACGGCTCCGTATACTGCTGACTCAACTGATAGCCCGCTGACAACTATATTCAACACAGCTCCGAGTACCGCAAGAACAACTGGAATGTCGTTGTTAGGGATCCATGTTAAAAAAGTTGCATGTTTGATAATGTATCCCACTACCAGACAAGCAACCATTACTACAAGTACAAAATGTTCAGTTAAAATTGTAAAATCCATAATATTACCTCCTTTATACTGAATACCTGCCGAAATACTCACTCGGCGTATATATTACCAAATAGTTGATTCGTATCTGTGCGCTAACAGTACTGCTAAAAACAGCATAACATTTATCCCCAACCCAGGTACTTCCCTCCATATGTGCAGCAGTCGCATTGCCGTCGCCATTCTGAACTATAACCATAAACTGATTAGAGGCAACTGAACTAGCTGAACTAATACCAAAACGCGTTTTTAATTGGCTTATAGTAAACAGTTGTACGCTTGTATCATTCGGTTTTGTAACCCAAGTACTATGCAACATCTTAACCCCACCCAGATCATACATAACTCCATTAAGTCCACTGTCTTGAGTCCATTTACCCCAGACACCAGCTTTCATAGTACGCTTATAGATTTCGCCATCGTATGTGGTATAAGTTTGGTGACAATAATCTGTGGAATACTGTTTACATTCCAACCAACCATTTTGATTTACTGGTCTGTTTATACATCCATTTCCTAAGTAATATTTACCACTGAAAGTTAAAAGATCACAATCCTCAGACAATCGAACCGGGATATCGTAGTTGAAGTTGCTTGTAGGTTTTATGTAAATATCCTTACATTTAAGAGTTATTTCCTCAGCCTCTTCTGTTATGGATGAAAATATTTCGTTTCGACCGTTATAAGATGCCCCCATACGGATAGCCGCACGATATGTATTAAATTCATTTTCTACTGTTTTACCAATTTGAGTTTCAAGATTCATACTAGCACCTTTACCAGTCAAGGCTGGATCGACTCCAGTGTACTGACTTATCTCGGCTACTTCGTATTCTTCATCTGACTCTTTTCTCGCTCCTGACGAAATAATAATGTTATTAGCAGATAATTTACCATAATTCTTATTGTATGGATCACCAGTAAACTCTGACGTTTCGGTTCTAGTTTCACCACTAAACGACACTAAAACATCCTCCGATTTTCGAATGTCAACATGATCTGTACCGATTAAAATATTCCCATCAGAACTAGAACCAAGAACTAATTCATTACCGTCAGCAGACACATACATGACGTTCTTACTATTTGAAAATCCAATGCCATCTTCGGTAAAGCCATTTAATCCGTCGACTAATGAAACAGCAAACAGATAATCTGAATCGGCAGCAAGCGTGACACTCAAAACCTGTTCAACATCGACGGTTCCATTCGTAACAGCAATTGTCTGATATGTATATGAATCTCCATTTTGAAGTTTATAACCGATCTTGAAAGTAGCTGTATTCTTGCCACCAAGAGATGCCCAGGAACCTTTCGCAATCGCTTTTGCTTTTGTCCCAGCTTCCGTCTCATTACCTGAAGAATCGCATCGAACCATTTCAAGCGTATCGATTGTAGGGGCTTCGTATTTTGCGCAGGATTTCGTCAGACTGACAGTTGTAACAAATCCTCTGCTGTCAACTGTCTTACAACCAATCGTGTAATTCGTAGGAGTGGTTGTTAACGGTAAGGAACCGATCAAATCTGTGATACTACTATACTCATTCCCTCCGTATGTGTAAACAGTCTTTACAATTGATGCACCATACTTAGCAGTAGCTGTTTGTGATGCAGTCGGTACAGATTTACCATTTACAAGAATACCCCAGCTTTTTGTAGTTGCATTACTGTCATTAATCACGAAACTACTCAGGGTCGGTTTACCAGTAGCTTCCGATAAAGTAACAGTCAATGCGTGAACATCTCGTCCAACCAATGTCGAACCATTATAAGTATCCAGATAAACATCAATCTGTCTTGTTTTCTGATTCGAAATCTCAGCGAAGAATTTCGTTAACTGATCCGCAGTAGGTTCCCAAGTATACGAAGTTGTTCCTACCGCTAATGTAGCGATTGTTCCATAACCGTGAGACAGTTTATGACTATATGACTGGTTATCTCGTGTAATATTAATGGTAGTTGATCCACCATCCAGCGTGATAGCTGTGTTTGTGAAAGCGAATGTGCTTTTTCCCACGCCCATTAATTACCTCTCTTTCTTAGAGCCAAACCACCATCATTACGCGGTGCGAACTCATAATTACCAACCTTCAACGTCGTGAGAACTTCAGCTCTCCTGATGTAAAGGTTATTATTCGAGAAATATGCAACCTCATTTCCAGCCTGTTGGAATGAGACTCGATCATTTTGAACAGTAAGAGTCAGTTCACTACCAGTTTCCCCAAGAACAATCTTACCGTCTACAAATCGAATATATTTGCTGATTTCTCCGAACTTTTGATTAGTTGCATTATTGGCAGCATCTAATTTCGACTGCATATCATCAGATGCCGAAGCGATTGATTTAGTGAAATCCAGACGAAGTTCGCTGTTTGTTTTGGACATTTCAAGCTGAGTCGTATAGATGTCCTTTGCTTCGTCTTTCGGAAGCATGTCCTCATAGTCAGTCATATCCCAAACGCCAGCATAAGCCACATACCATTTCACAGGAGATGATGAACTACCTGCTGAACCGTTTATATAGAAGCAACCGGTAGTGCCGAAAGTACCAGATGCGCCACAAGTAAACTTGTAGATGTATTCTGTGAATTTACCAGTTCCACTATTGGAAGTAAGGAACTTACCAGAAGTAACACCACCGGCGCTATTACTCATCCAGCATAAAGCTCTGTCTGTCGGGATCTTTGCGATAATACGGTAAATAAATACAGCGTTTGCTCGTGTGGCATGTGCCCATTTAAACCCACCAATACCAGGTGAAGCAGCGCCAGTATTCGTAATGACTAATTCATAGTCACCGCATGGGTTATCTGACGATTTAGCCTGTCGTACTAACGTAACAGCGCCACCGCTGGAATTGTTATAAGAACTTATGCCGTTATTTCCTTCAGCAAACATAACGTCTTTATACAGAAGTTTACCGTTGGATAGAGTTTCACCCATCGCTCCGGTCGCACCAGTGTTACCTTTGGTTCCTGTAACACAAACAGCCGTGGTGGTACTTGTTGCTTTATCTGTATATGTGATAACCGATCTTGTCCATATATACTTTCCATTCTCCCAACCAGGATAAGTTGTACTCCAACTACCACCTGTTAAAGAAGTAGCTGAGGTTGATTTGTAATACTGTTCAACAATTGATGTTACACCTTTGCCAGCTGCTCCAGTTGAACCCTTAGCTCCTGCTATACAAACTCCATTTTGATTTGGTGAATATGTTTTACTGCCGGTACCATCAACAGTAACAGTACGACTCCACATATACTTTCCATCTACCCAAGTTGGTGCTGTTGTTGACCATGAACCACCTGAAAGTGAAGTTGCTGAGGTAGAAAGGTAGTATTCTACGTCGACTGATACAATAGTATCATTTAGCGCTTTATTCGCCTTATTCCACGCATCCTTAGCCGCTTCATAACTACTACTTTTAGATACCTCAGAAAAGCTGAATGACTTGTCAGAATATACATTACAGTCTACAAAATATAATGTATTGGTTGAACCAGAAGCATAAGCCGGCTCTGTATCGCTCCAACCTGAAGGAGGATTTGTAGTCGGCTTAGCTGGTTTCTCTAAAGTTGATGATTGAAGTTTGTAGTAACGGTAGCACGCATATATGTCAATTACTTTTGAAATAGTAATCTGAGCACTAGCTTTTACTGCCATAAACAATCACCTACTTTTCTAACTGTGCTGTGATAACTACTGAATTTTCTACATCTTCTGCTGAAATTGTATATGTATTAGCTGTAGCGACTGCTGTGGTGCTTCCAGCTTTGTACCATTTAACAGTACCTAATGATCCGCATACACCTGCTTCTGTAACTGTCTGTTCTACTCCACCTTTATACACATGTGCTGTCAGAACTGTGCTTCCGGAATTGTTCTTAAAGACCGTTCCGTTTGAACTTGTGATTGTCATAGAGATAGCATCTGCTCCATCAACACCGTTAGTTCCTTTATAAGAAACACTGTATGAAGTTGTAGATTTACCGTCTGAATAGGTAACAACAGTCTTTGTCCATAAGAATTGACCATTCGGCACAGTAGGCACAGTAGGACTCCAAGTTCCAGTAGGTGTGGTCGTACCGGATGTACTTACCTGGTATGTTACAGATGATGAACTCACTGTTACAGATGTGCCATTAGTTCCTTTGTAAGAAACACTGTAAGCCTCGGTTGACTTACCGTCTGAATAGGTAACAACCGTCTTCGTCCACAGATACTTCCCGTTACTTACAGACGGAATATCAGTACCCCAGGTTCCAGTCGGTTTTGTCGTACCACTATCTCCTACCTGATAAGTTACAGAGGTAGATTTTACAGTTACAGATGTACCATTCTGTCCAGCCTTAGCCACTGCGAATGAGAATTTCTTATTTACTGTGATTCCGTCAACTACTACTGGAATCGTTGCCTCGCATGACGTAGAGATGGTAGCGGTAGTCGTAAATGTGATTTTAACTTTAGACGTACCACTATTCTCAACTTTTGCACTGATTCCAGTCGGACAAACAATATCTCCAACCGTTACGTTTACAGCAGCACACTGATTTGAACCACAATATGCCACTGCCTCTGTTGAACAAGCCTGACCAGAGCCAACACCACTGACTCCTCCTACAAATGTATATGCTTCACTTGTTAGCATGACCGAGTAGGCATCGGTAACGTCAACAATTGTAATTTGATCCGCTGATTTAATTGCCATTTTGAATTTTCTCCTTTATACTATTAATTCACACATAAAAGTTACTTTTGTATCTACATCATCTGGTAACAGAGTAAACCCGAAACCGTTGTCACTGAATCTTGAATCACCTGCTGAGATGATGCCGAAAGTCTCGTCGTCAAGTCGCATCCATTTCCACTGTAAATAAGCAGAATTACCGAATGTCGACTTCAATGTAGCACTATCAGTAATTCGTTTCGAACCTTGATAGATTACTACTGACAACACTGTAGAAACTTGATCGTTCTTAAACACAGTTCCTCTGGACGATTCAATACGAAGAGTAACTGCATCCTCACCGTCTTTACCGCTTCCTCCTGTAGATAATGCGGGATTACCTATTTCTTCATGGCCATCACCGTATACATAAATAAAGCGACGCCAAATGAACTTACCTTCTTCCCAGGCTGGAGGTTCTCTACTCCACTCGTCAGTTTGTGGCGGATCAGTCGTACTGTCCGATACCGCATACTCGTCAATAACTTTCACAATAGTGTTGTTTTTCGCTTCTGTTGCAGTATCTTTCGCATCATTTGCAGTCTCAGTAGCTGTGTTCGACTTCTTCAACGCCTCATTAGCAGATTGAGCGTTCTGTTTCTCTTTCTCAGTCAATTTCTCAGCTTGTTCATAAGTCTGATTAATTGTTGCGTTGAGAAGTTTAATTCTCTTATTCTGCTGGCCTGTTAAAGTATCAAACGTCGTTCCTAATGTATAAGTGCTGTTTTCTGGATTGTTTAAATCCAAATCAATACTTGTACATAAGAAATAACTATCCAGATTGTGAGGCTTTGAGCGTACTCGAACGTACTCTCCGATTCTAATAGGTTTTAACTCTGGATTCACCAAATGCATATCAATCGCCTTGATCTCAATTGTTCGTTTTGGTGAAATCAATTCCTTCAAAGCTATAATACTTTTCGAAACGAGCTGCTCTTTTGTGGTAAGATCAGTATTCTCATAAGTAACACCAATCCAACCATATTTCTGAACAGCCGAATCACAGTAGATGATGTCTCCAGATTTTCGATAACCTTCAGTATCATACTCTTTATCTTCCAGGCCAGTGATTGTTAAAGAAAGACTAGACTCGTCAAACAATTCAAAATATTCGTAATAGGTTACACCAGCTTCAAACGAAGTAACGTCATCGCTAACTTTTGTATAGCCATTATCCGATTTCGTATAATACTCTTTCTCAGAACTCATAGTCTTATCAGTAGTCTGATAATAACCATCATTGTACGAATATTCTGTATCGCTCATTCTAGAACCCAACGGAATAATAAATGTTGCAATACTTTCTGAATCATCGGTCTGGGTATAATCAGTTAAGTTCTTACCAAAATCGAGAATCTGCGTATTTGTATCAGTCCACTCAGAAAGATAATCAATATAGCGAGTATCACCTTCATGTCTGATACGGAGATAACCTCCAAGATCATCAAGCAATTTCTCGCCAATTTCTTTCCAGGTGGTCGGATACTTTGTAGATTCTCGATAAATATAATTGTTAGGGTCCAGACTACCCCCTTGATTGATACCGACTGTAAAACGTTTATTGTCTTTGACCTGTTCGTTATGCTGACTGATCAGCCATTCGAAATATCCGTTCGCACTCGTCGGAGGTTGACTACCATATCCATTTTGAAGTGTGGAGTATGGTCGTACAATAGACTCACTGAGATAGTCTAGCTCGCCCTTACATTTCACTTTACCGTCTAGATAAAACTCTTTACCAAGTTCATAAATAAACCCAGTGAACAACAAAACGTCTCCGTCATAAACCGTTATTGGATTATCCGCGTCACGTTCTTTCAACTTGTCATACATCGGATGTGAAGGATAGATCGTAAAATCGCAATACCCACAGGTATTTTCTTCAGCATCCAATGACAAGTCTACCAAAAGACAATCGTCTACATTTGGGTCATGTAGGTATTCCTTTCCATATTTTACGATATACATAATAGTTTACTCCTTCCATCTACCCTGCGCGAAGAACGATAAATAACCGGATTCCTTTACGTTCTGAACAGGATTAGCAAACATAGTTCCTCCGGTATTAGTCTTTGACGCACCAGAAGATGCTAACGCCCAGGATGTTCCTTGTGAAGAATCAAAAGAACGCACAAGTACTGGCGTATCTATAAAAGGTACTGGATATTCCTGATTGTATAAATTAGGTTCGGTACGATAGATTGCCCCCCAACTAATGCCAGCAACGAATGACACAGCGATACGTGCGTAACATTCCATGAGTCCGCTATTCCATCGCCTATAAGTCCATCCGTTTTGGGTACCAGTTGCAATAACAAAATCGGTTTTAAGGTCGAAAATTTCGTCATCAATTATGTCAAAGTTAGCATTAAACTGACTAGGGGATACATTATCAGTCGAGTCGGGTTTCACTAATTGCAAATGATCAGTTAATGTAGCCATTATTTCCACCTGCCTTTCACATTGATGAATACCTGTTTGTAAATGTTCGTGCTCTCATACGCCGTACTCATAACTCTGAACATGACATAATCAATTACACTCTTACCAGTGATATCAGATACCCATCCGATTGTGTTAGACGCCATATGCATCTGCACATCATAGACAGCAGTGAGCTGAAACGGAAACATGACTTTTGATGTTCCTGAATAATAAGGAGATGACGAACCACCATTACATTTGATGTTATCGAATTCCATCTTCGCATATAACTCAATAGAACCGTCTGAGTATTTCTTATAGCGCCAGGTAGCATTACCAGAAGTTCCTCCCGAATATGCTGCTGTTTTTTCACCGCTCTCGATACATAAAACCACATTATCGAGTTTTTCAAAGTTCTGATTAATCAAATCCCAGTCTACTACGTCGTTTTCCAAAAACGTATTAAACTGCATTTTCGCCGTCTGATTCGGCATTATAAATCACCTACCTTATACTTCACATAAACATCTTCAATCTTTTCCGTAACTTCAGCAATATAGGTAAGATCTGCCCATGTTTTATCAGCTAGATCTTCCCAGGTCAAATCTTTTACTTGTTCCCAAGTCTTGATTACCTGAGTACCATCACCATTAAGCTTATACCACTCAAACAGTCTCTTCTTCTTGAAATCAGCCCAAGTAACACTCATCGTTTTCAGTTCACCCCAAGTCAAATTCTTTACGTCATAAGAATTGAAGTAAACCTCATTCAGTCCTTCTTTAAACAAGATGTCATTGATTGACCAACTTCCCTGTTGTAAGGTGTAGAGCTTGTTGTTAAAGATGACTTTCAGGAATCCATCCGTTTCGATAGTAGGTCTGACTCGTTTTCGTCCGCTTTCGAAGTATACAATCTTACCACCGACTGCGTTAACTCTGTAAACTGGATCGTCCAAATATTTGAACGGTTCTGCATCTACAGTAACTTTGAAATACCCAGTAATACCGTTTGCATACATAGAGTGTTTAACGTCTGAAATTGTAAATCGACCATGATACGTGTAATCCGGATCCATAGTAATTCTGAAATCAAATGATTTACCATGGAGATAACGTTTAACGTCAGTCATCTTTGCTTCGAATTCTTGAGCGTCAGTTAGCCCAATAATATAGAACTCAAGTTCCATTTTTCTATTCTTATAGGCAGTATCGCCAAGCAGAGAATCGGTAAGATCAATCACCCCATCTCCGCCTGGAATATCTACCGTATAAGTTTTTGGTTCTGGAGGGTCCAATACATAGCCGTCAGCCAGAATCAGTCCGTATTTCGTAGTCAGATCTGTACCATCCACGATCAAACGGTTTTTAGGATAATCTGGATAACTCATTAGCGAGACCCCCTTTTCTGTAAAGTAAGTAACTGACGATTCATTGGTTTTGCGAGCGTAGAAGCAACTTTCTTCGTATCCATATACAGTGCGAGTTCTGTATCGTCTCCTGCATAGAACGCGTTCAAGTCTGCTCGTAAATCGTTAATCGCCCGAATTACTTCATTATTACTTGCATTAATATTTGCTTGTGCATTTGATACAATCTCCTGCAAAGAATTAACCGGTTTGGATAATAAGCTTGCGCTCAAATCAGCTCCGATAGATAATGTCTGAGATCCATTTTGAAGTTCATCCATGTCTATAACCGGTCGAATTGTTGGTGTCAAGCTCAGATCTGTAGTTGAGATATCGTCAATACTGCTCAGAGCAGTAGAGATACTGTCAACGGCATTTGCTCCCATGGATTTACCGGACTGATAAACAGCCTTGCCCATCTGTTCCATACCGATAACAAGACCTTCACCTAACCAACGACCTGCTTTCTTTGTAAGCTTAGACGGTGAATGAGATTGCTGGCCTGCCTTCTCACCTTCTACAGCTTTCTTACCTAAAGCATAACCAGCATCATAAGCAGCCTGCTTTTTGGAATTGATACCTGCAATAAGACCATCACCAAGATATCCTCCAGCAGAGTGGAATGAACCGTAATGTGAGCGAATTCCAGAAGTACAGTTGCTCATTGCTGATGAAATAGCCGAGTTGATTGACGAAGCACTTGATCTGATTCCGTTCGCCACAGCCTGCATCAACTGCATACCGGCCTGCATAAACTGTCCACGTCTCGCTATAATCATGGTGTAAGCTTTCATGATAACCATGTTAACTGCTGAGATCATTCCAGCAGCTCCAGACATTACACCAGAACGAAGTCCAACCATTAACTGCATACCAGCAGCCATGAATAAACCTCGCTGAGACATGACAATAGCGACAGCGCTTGACATTGTTGACATTACAGCAGCTGCGACAGTGCCCGAAGCAGACAACATACCAGCACACAATCCACTCATTAAAGCGACACCGGCAGTCATGAATAATCCTCGTTGACTGATGATAATTGCAGTCGCTCTGGATAATGCTGACATTACTGCTGATGCAACAACCGATGATCCAGCCATAATACCAGAACCAAGTCCACTCATTAAAGCAATACCGGCTGAGATGAATATACCCTGTCTACTTGTTACAATTGAAACTACATTTGATAAAGCGGTCATGACAGCTACGGTCACAGATGCAGATCCCATCATAATCCCCATACTAAGGCCACTCATCATAGCTAATCCAGCAGACATAAATATAACAGCTTTACCGCTAATTGCCATAACAACTGAATTCATCATCGTGTTGAAAGCTGTAATAATAAGGAAGCTTCCAGATGTAACTGTCAAAGCCATCGTGGACATCATCATAGATATAGCTGTGACTGCCGTCGTGCTAAGCATAGTGAAGCAGTTTGCTGAAGATGATACCGATGTTACGAGTGTAGACATTGAAGCAGAAGCTACTGGTCCGATAGACTGTAGCGCCATTACTACTCTCTGAACACCCATCGCCATAACACCGAACGCAGTACTTGACATGTTTATTCCGTTAGCGATCTGTTGCATTCCAGTACCAGCCACCGCGAGACCATCGGAGTTAGCTGCGATATCACCAAGACCGGTTGCTACAGCCGTTAAACTTGCTGCCATATCGCTGAGTTTCGTATTGGTGATCTTTACAACACCATTAGCCAGTTTGTCAAATCCAGTACCAGCATCAAGTGCAGCCTGTCCGATGGATTCGAACACGTTTGCAAGTCCGTCTAATACAGATTTAATAGACTCTCCGACTGATGTAATAACGTCTCCAATGCCTTCAAATACGGACTTAATGGAATCACCAACTGAACTAATAACATTAGCCACGCCGTCCAACGCCATTTTGATTGCTTCACCAACAGAAACAACAACGTCAGCTACGCCATCCAATGCAGTTCTTATAGCACTACCTAGCATCTGGAATGACATACCGAGTGATACCAATATCTGAGAAATCGAAGCTCCAACCTGTACAATAACGTCTCGGATACCGTACAGGATCTGAGTAATACTGTTTCCAAGCTGCTGTACAAGTCCTGTAATTGACTGTATAATCGGTGATATTTGTCCAACGACTGCAACAAATGCATTACAAACAGCCTGAATAGACATCATCACATATTGAGCAATCATCTGAATATTCGGAATAAATGGAGCGAGTATTGCTGTGATTTGAACAATCGCATCACAAATTATCTGAGTCATCTGAGTGAATGCATCGCAAATAGATGGAATGTACGGTCCGATAGCTGTGAAGACTCCGACAATAATATTTTTAAGCCCCTCTAAAATCGGTGCTAAAACGGACTCTACAATTGGACTAAGTGCATCGGCAACGCCCTGTATTATTGAGCTAACTAATCCAACAACCGATTCAATTAATGAACCTATGTTAGAAGACAGACCGTTAATAAGCGATACTAAGAAATTGGTCAGACTGTCTAAAAATTCAGGTGCTCGTGCAGCCAAACCATCTAACAACTCTATGATTAATGTAACCAATGAATCAATTATCTGAGGTGCATACTGAGTTAACGACTCTAAAACACTTGATAGTAATTTAAGAATAGCCTCAGCAATCTGCGGTGCGGTTTCACCAATTAACTGGCAAAACGAAACAATAGCCTCTCCCAATCCTTCCATAATAGTAGGGATAAGCTCTAAAATACCGCTTACAATAATGGTAAGAGACGCTACCAGAGATGTCGCTGCTGCAGTTCCAGCTGCCGCAATAGATGTTAAGCCTATTCCTATAAGAGTTAAGCCAGCCCCAATTCCAACCATAGCTAAACCAAGCAGCGCAAATGCTGCTGATAAACCTAGTAATGCTGGAATCACGGGTGTTAATAACGCTGCTCCAGCACCGATAATTGCAATTGCCCCACCCAACGTTACAAGACTTTTAACAATTGATCCGACACTCATAGAGCCTAACTTAGCCAATACAGACACTAATACCATCAACGATACCGAAGCCACAATCAGAGCAGCAGACCCGCCCAAAGTGCCAGTCATAAAATATAATCCAGTTGCCAATTCAGCAAGGGCTACACCAATAGCTATTAAACCTTTAGCAATTCCTTCCCAACTCATAGAACCGAGTGATTTTAATACCGGCGCTAATATAGCTAATGAGGCAGACATCAATAACATTTGACCTGAAAACTTCGTGATGGACGCACTATCGCTATCCATAATTTTAGCCGCCGCGACAAGCATAACAACCAGACTCAATAATCCAGTCCCAGCTTTTCCGAGTTCTCCCCAACTCATAGAAGATATTTTCTTTCCAACTAAAGCTAAGAGTCCTATAGATACAGACATGATTAACATTTGACCTGAAAATTTAGTAAGTGCTTTATCTTCAGTGTCCATAATTTTAGCAGACGTAACAAGCATAGCTACTAACCCTAATATACCAGCACCGGCTTTACTGAGTTCTTCCCAACTCATAGACGACAATGACTTAGCAACTATTCCTAAAACTCCAACAGCCACAGATATCATTATCATTTGGCCGCCAAATTTTGTAATAGCGGCGTTTTCACTATCCATAATCTTTGCTGCGCCAACGAGTATTCCAACCAACCCTAATACGCCAGCTCCAGCTTTACTGAGTTCTTCCCAACTCATAGACGACAATGACTTAGCAACGCGCGACAAAATGCCTACTGCGACCGTCATAATAATCATCTGTCCGGCAAATTTCGTAATAGCCTTACTTTCTCCGTCCATGAGTTTAGCGGCAGCAATAAGTATTCCAACCAACCCAGCTACACCAACTAATCCTTTGGCTAATTCATTCCAACTTAAAGATGATAACTTTTTTAAAGCTCCGGCTAATATCAATACAGCTACAGACATTCCTATCATAGCCGATATAGCCTTCGTAACACCTTTCAACTTAATATCCATCTTATTAAATATGAACAAAGATCCCAGCAATTCACCAAAAAGAACTGTTATAGCAGCCAACGATCTCGACATGTCTTCCGCATTAATTGTAGATAATACGAAAATAGCAGCCGCCAATATGCCAATTGCAACAGCTATCTTTTTGAGAGTTTCAGCTTTCAAATTATTCTGATAAGCTTCCAAACTAGACCGAACGTCGTCCAATACGCCTTTCACGTTTTCAAGGAAGCTAGGGGCTTCGCCGATAACTCCTGACAAATTCTTGAAGAACTTTCCAATATACAATAAAATTCCTGTGAATATGCCATTATTTAAAGTATCTAAAAAGTTTCCTCCACCAAGTGCATCGGTGATTGAGGACATAATGGATTTTAGTGCATCAACCAGACCAGATCCAATTTTGGACGCAAGACCGGTAATAGTTTTTAAGAATCCGACAAATCCATTTATGTTAGGACCTTTAAATCCATCAACTAAATTGCCAATACCTTCCTTCACAGCACTTCCAAAATCTTTTAGTTTATCAATGCATTTAACAATAAAGCCTGAAATTTTATCGATGGCTTTTCCAAACGCATCTGATTCTTTTATACTATCTCGTAGTTTTGAAACCCAATCGCCCAAAGCGGATGTAATATCTAAAATACCACCACTAAACCCTAATAAACTACCAACAACTTTTATGATTCCACCGGCAAGATCTTTTATAAATGTTACGCCTATATCAATGACTGAAAATACACCCTTGAATGTATTCTTAACCTTAGCGGCAGCCGAATCGGATAATATAAACTTAGCTGTTAGGTCACGTACACCTTCTGTTATTTTGAATAATTGCTGTGCGGTCATTGGAGGGAATATCTCGCGAAATGCTTCTTTGATAGGTGTAATAATACTTACAAGACCCTTGAAAGCATTTTTAAAACTATCTATCATAGCAGTTCTTCCGCCAAGATCAGCCCATTGTTTAACCATAGCATTTCTTGCATCTGAAGTTTTGTTAATATAATCACTGAGTACATCACTTACATTAGTCCATAATTCCCTGGCTTCTTCGAAATCACCAATAACTGTACGCCAAGTTTCGGTCCATCCTGATCCAAGAGCTTCCTTAAGCGTATCGATAAGCTGACTGAATGTTTTAACTTTTGTGGCAGCTTCCCCAGCAGTTTTAGCCATATCAGCCATCTGTTTTGCTTCTTCTTGTGTATATCCCTGACTCACAAATTTCTGTACAGCAGCTTCATACTCTTCCTGTGTATCGGCCGCTGTGGCAAACATGTCTAAGGTCTGAGTAAGAACTTCAGTTGTAAGCCACCCAGTTTGAAGTGATTCTCTGAACGACCCTTTAGCGTCAATAGCTGCTTTAGCTCCGGTTTGTAAATGTTCAGACGTTCGTATAAGTGCGTCTTGAAATACCTGTCCACCCATACCGGCATTAACAACCGAGTTCCAGTCCTGAAGTTTAACGGTACCAGAAGCTAACGCCTGTGAAAGCTGATACATTGCTGTAGACGCCTGCTGAGAACTCGAACCAGAAACGGCTGCCAAGTTAGCAATACCTTTAATAGCGGAAACTGATGTGTCAAGTTTTACTCCGGCTGCTGTGAATGTACCAATATTACGAGTCATCTCTGTAAAGTTATAGATAGTTTTATCTGCGTAATGGTTCAATTCATCAAGAGCAGCATTTACAGTCTTGACGTTTGTTCCTTCTTTTTGTGTATTAGCCAGAATAGTCTGAACTGCATTCATCTGAGTCTCGTACTCTGCGAAACCATCTTTTATCGGCTGGACTGTTATTGCAGAAATCATGCGTTTACCAGCATTAACCGCAGAATTCGTTATGTTTGCGAGAGCTGTTACCGCCATAACTTCCAAAGCTGAAAACTTCATTCGGACAGTTTCTATGCCGTTAGCCATTGGAGACATATCCACTCGTTTAGCAGCGGTGCTAATCCCCTCAAGACCTTTAGAAGCCTCTGTAAGCTTTAAACTCTGTTTCAGCTTTTCGAGAGTTGACATACTTGTATGAACATTACTTTCAAACTGTTTGTTATCAAATCGCATCGATAAGACACGTTCATCAACTGTTTTACTCATAAATTAGTAACCTCCCTCCAAGCATCTTCTGCGATTTTATCAAAAACTGGTTGAATTGCTGGATTAATATAATCTCTTCCGGCAACCCAACCACCAGTACCAGTCCCATGACCATATTGCAATATAACAGCAATATTGACTCCTTTATTTATGTTCGAGTTTTTAAATGATAGAGAGACACCTCCATTTTGATGTTCTATCTCATAATACCAAGACGAGGCTGTTAACCCCGTGTCGGTTGGAGTTGCAGAGGCAAGGGCCGACACACCCATTTGTCCATATTTACTCAAAACTTGTTCAAGATTCGATATCTTACTAAGTTGTTCGAAATATCGAGTCGCTTTTGAAAAATCACCCTTGCTTCTGAAACTAATCATAATTATTCTCCTTTACTGAGCGTTCAACCATCTCTGGAACGCCTTAACCGTTACTGGTCCAAGATAACCGTCGGCAGGAACACCAAGGAATACCTGCAACTTCTTAACAGAATTTGGACCAAAGAAGCCATCTACAACCGCTCCGATTCTAGCCTGAATTGCTCTGATAAGCTGTGAACCGTTACCAAAGTTTGATGTTCTGAAGTCCCAGCTAGATGTATAAGCATTTAGAAGATACTTCTTACAGCTGTATTTCTGTCTGGAAATAATTCCATCAACAGTTGTTCCAAATACTTTCTGAGCTTTACGAGTTGTGTCTTTACCCCATTTACCATCAACCGCTATATCATCAGATGAATCCTGAGACGGAGCCGGTGTAGGTGTTGGCTGTGGTGCCGGACTTGAAGAACCTCCAGATACAGTTGTACCGAGAATGCCTTCTGCAATTGCTTTTGCACATATATCAGCATTCCAACGATCCGCATCATCTTTGTCATCGACGAAGCAACACTCGATTAATATTGCTGGGGAATGTGTGTGGTTAAGTACATACAATCCTTTTGTATACTTTGTTCCTCGATTTGTGAGTCCGAGAGCATTCGAAATGTTCTGGCAAATACGATCAGAAACTGCTGCTGTTTTGGAACTGTAGTTATATACCTCTACACCACCCGTCACTCCGTCACCGGCATAATCATTACGAGCAGAGTTAAGATGGATAGAGATATCTAAATCAACTGCGTGTTGATTACATTTAGCAACAATGTTTTTTAAGTTCTGTTTCTGAGTTGTGCTGACGTCATCTGTACAGTCATAAACCGTATGACCGGCAACTCTTAACAATTCGATTACTCGATTCTTTACGGCACGATCTTCATTTACTTCGTCTAGACAACCACTTGCTCCACGACATTTCAACGAATGTCCGCCATGTACGTTATATGTAGCCATAGCAATCCTTCCTTTCTAACCACGTGTGTTAAGTTGTTTTCTTCGAGCTGCATTTAAAGCTCTGTTACGATTTGCTAATTCGGTTCTACCCATTTTCTTCGGAGGTTGGCTCTTAACTGAACATACTCGTATAAGAGTTATAAGACGATTCAAATGCCACTTCTGACACTCAAATGGTATACCGAGTGAAATCATATCGTAATATAATACCTCCGATGTTATAATCTCTCGACTTCTCCTACTTGTCTTATCGTTTGAAAAAGTAGTAGCAGTCATTGGAGCATTAATGTATTCGTTAATCTTCTTAAGATTCTCAGCCGATAAAAACTGATAAGCTAGAGGATTTACGTTCTGCGTAATAGTCATGCACTTTACGTAATCTAGCACTTCTTCTGATGTTTTATCTGATGTGTTAAGAAAAGACTTGCACCATTTTGACTCCCATTTTGAAAGAGAGATGAGAGAATGCTCCAACTGCAACGTCTGTTCTTTGATATAGGTAAATTCACCAGTATCTTCATTAAAGATCTCGCTTTTCGGTATCGTGATTTGAAGCATCCTATCAGTCCTCTCTTACAAACAATTTAATTTACAGAAGCCGGAAGTTTATCCTGCGGAACTTCGAGGTCTTTTGGGACAATACCATTCACGAAAGCTGCTGCTGCGTTGGCATCTGTTGCGAGCTCCATAAACAGTTCCGAATAAGCTTCTGTCTGAGCAAACCCGTCTCTGATCTCATCATTCTTAATGAAACGTTTACCGTCAGCACTCTTCTCACCATATGCTTTCAGTACAAGCTCTTTGAAGATCTTAATAATCTGCGGTGTATCCTGAGTGTCGATAATCTTCTGTATCATCTCAGCCAACCCACCTGTAGTGCTGAGTTCCATCTCCATGATTTCAGCCTTTGTTAAATTGAAATAGAAATCCTCTTTTCTTTTTACATCATTGTAATCTGTGTATTCGATTGTTTTCTTTAACATGTTTATTCTCCTTTCATTGAACAAAGACCCCACTTATGACAGTGGAGCCTCTTTAGTTACTTAATTATTCTGTTTGGTTTACGCTGTTGCCATAATAGTAGCGATCTCGTCTGGAAGTGGAAGTCTTGCTGCTGCTTCTGTTGATCCATAGAGAATATCTTCGAGCTTAACAAGTTTCGCTTTGTCAACCTTTATAGAATCGATTGTAAGAGATGCTGTAGGTTTTGCACCATTCACATTTACAGGTGTTGTACTAACTTCCCAAGAGAATGTAATTGCTTCTGGGCTGTCATTAACAGTTGCATAAGGTTTCTCAGACGGAGCTGCAAGAGCGCCGTAAATGATATGCAGTTTATATCCATGCTCGTTACTGTCTGTGTCATTACCGACAATTGTTCTGTAGCAAAGACCAAATATCTTACGTTTCTGCTGACCAATTGTCACACCTGTAGCGATCTCAGCTGTACCGTCACAAGCTTCAAATTCCGGTGGGTATGTGTAAGCCTCAATCGTTGCTCCAAATTCCTCAGTTGATAACAGGTTGAGGTATTTGATGTCATCTGCATAAATCGGGCTTGCTTCTGCCCCAGATGGACTCTCTGTTACAGCTGTAATACCGTTCCAGGCAACACCCTGCGGATATGTTCCGCCTTCTCCCTGTACATAAAGTACGCATTTGCTGACACCGGTTTCATATAAACGTTCGCCAGTTTTGTCCCATTCAAGTTTCTGACCTGCCATGGTTGGTTCCTCCTTTTAGAAATATAAAGTTAATGAATCATGATTCAGGTTGTCTGATGTATAATGCCTATCATAAGAACAATATTGAAGCATAAGTAGTTTTTGAATAACAGCGTTATCGGGGCGCTTGTCAACTACTATTACGTCATATCTTGTCTTCAACCGATAAGCAGTGTCATTTGCATGATCTTTATCGATCTTGCTTTTCGAATATATAATTGCTGGGTATTCGATTTTCACAGTTGACGGTGGTTGATAATATACATGTTTTGCACCGAGAAGCTCTTCTAACTTACTCTGAAGTTCCAGTCGTGTTCCCAACGTATACACCTCCCACTGTTAATGTGAGTCTTGGGTATTGAGAAGTATCAACTTCTGAGACTTTCCATTTAACACCCATGTACTCGATATAGAGAATCGTGGTAATATGATTAATCGCAAAAGGGTCAGCAACAACACTAATCTGGTTTGAAAGATTAATATTATCATTGACCCCGCCTGAATTTTCTCTTTTCCAACGATTACTGATTACGTCGCCGTAGTAAGGACGTTCGACAACCTGATCTTCCCAGCAACCCGGCTCGTACTCTACCTGAGTAGCAAAAGCTATTTTTCCAAACCACTTAGACATAATCATTCCTCCATTTTGAATTTACGCGACTTACTCAGCATCCACGTCCGTTGTAGCTCCAACAAACTCAATTGCTACAGCACCATAAGGTTTGATCATAGCTCCTGAGCAACGTGTCTCGATAAGATACTTCTGAGCGTTGTAGTCGATATCGAAATCATCGAACATGTTAACTGCTCCACCCTTATCAGCACCTAAGTTGTAGTCGTTAAGGTTTACATAGATACCTCCAAGGAAGTGAGTGTTAGCTCCTTTAACTCTCTTAAGACCTTCCATAACTGGAACTGTTACGATCTTGGAAACACGAAGAGTTGTAGCAAGTTTCTCTACTGTGTCATAGATTACGCGTCCGTTTACGTCCTCAAGAAGTAGGCAGTCTGTAAGCATATCCTCAGACATGTACATTGCCGGATTTCCAGATCCTTTGTAGTTCTTTCTTGATTTGACGCAAGCCTTGATGAATGCTTTCGCTTTCTCGTCAGCTGTTGTAGATTTTGTGATAGCGATCTCGGATTTGACTGTGTAAACATCATCATCTGTCCAGATTGGTCTGATGTTCTGCTCGTTAATTTTGGATTCATCAGAGCTGCTTCTTCCATCACCAACCAAGATTGCACGAGCGATTTCCTCGTCAAGCATCATACGCATCTCTGTTTTCAGCCATGCTACTACATCGAAATCTGTAATATCAATCACATCATCGCGATCCAGTTTCTGTTTCTTGTAGATAGTTGTTGGTGTTGTTGTACGTTTCAGTAAGCTGAATACTTCATCAATCTTCTGTTTACCTTTGATGTATCCTCTAGCTCTTGCCTCATCAGCTGTGATGTTAGCAAAGATAGATTTGATACGAGACATTGGTGTCTTATGTACTCCAGCCATTACTCCTGCAACCCAATCATCTTCTCTCTTGATGAATCCTGGTACATTGTCGATTGTTTTAGCATCCGGGAACAGATAATCGATATTCGTAATACCATGCTGAAGAACTGTATCAGCAAGGCTTCCGTTTCTCTTAGCCTCATCGAAGATCTCCATCATCTCAGAATGTGAAAGAACTTCCTGATTCTCTGTGTTTGTCTCCTGATCAAATACGTTATGTTTCATAGTGTTGTTTCCTCCTTTATTTTCCTGGTCACTTTCCTGATCTTCTTCGTCTATGTCGACACCGGCATCTTCAAGAGCCTGTCCGATCATTGCATAAACTACCTGTTTCTGTTTATCTGTCAAAGTGTTAAATACATCTGCTACCGTTTCCTCAGAGTCATCTTCTCCGCTAGCTGCTGACGCATCTTTTGAATGCTTTACTTCGTCTTTGGTTTCTTTTTCCTCATCATCCTGCTTCATGCCAGCTTCTTCAAGAGCCTGTCCGATCATTGCATAAACGACTGTTTTCTGCTCCTCAGTGAGAGTGTTAAATACATCTGCTACCGTTTTTTCACCGTTATTTTTTTTCGGTGTATCTTTGGTTGTTTTACTTTCCTCTACCATTTCTGGTTCTCCTTTCTCTTTTTTGGATCCTTCATCTTTTATTTCATCCTTATTCTCATCTTTATCTGCATGGAATAATGGCTCTATATTTTCAATAAACTCGCCTGAGTAAATGATGCCTTCCTCTTCAGAGTCTTCACCATGTGCCATGACAGTATCGATAACTGCTCCAGGATTAGCTCCGGCTAATACCAAGCTAACTTCCCGGATAATTCCGTGAATCACATCTCCGCCCATCTGTTTCAACTTATTCGCATAAATAGATAATCTATCGACATCTTTATGCTGAACTAACAGTTTGGCATTCTGACCTGCATCTGTTTTATTAAATGTAATGAACGCATACACCCCATCATCTCGGTTTTCTAATAATGCATGACCGAGTACAGCATTAGGGTCGTTATGTTCGTGATTCCATACAACTGGAACAGTCTTTCCATCACAGTCTTCGAAGGCATTTTTACGGATTGTTCTACCATCAGAGCAGAGCATATTCGCACGAGTCGCCCATCCAGAGCAGTCGAACTTTTTATCCATTTTGATTTTACCTCCATGTTTATCGGTTTACTTGGTTTTATAGTTACATGTATGATTCTAATGATGCATTATAGCCTAAGTTTGCCATAATTCGTCAGTCTCGTAATATGGTATTTTTATATCTCTTATTATTCCTCTAATTCGTTACGACTTTCACAAACTATCACACATCTAGAACACAAATTATTCATCCAGCTCTGGTAAGCTAGATACTGGCATATCGCCTAAACTCACTGGTACAACTTCCTGATCTGTCTGGTCCCGCTGAATCTCCTCAGTGGAATTCTCTGGCTGATTTAAGTTACTGTTGATAAGCTTATCAGCCTTCGGATCGTTAGACGGTTTCATACCAATAATCTGTCTGATCTCATTTGATGTGAGAATCTCATTACGTGTAAACTTATCAGCAATTTCGGCGATATCGTTTACTGGTACCAGACGGAATGGATCTCTGAAGAACTGAATGGTCTGATTCTGAGATCTAGCAGTCTTCGTCAAGAATTTCCGTTTCATTTCATCCACAATCGCAGAGACAATCGGCTCAATTGTACGAGAATTGTAATTTAACATCGTCTGCTCGTTAGCTGTACCATTTAAGATTTCCTCGGTGATACCAAGCTGACTGTATAACAGTTTCGTTAAATACTCGATTTGTGTCATCAAGTTATTCTCGATTGGACGATTCAATTGAATGACTTTTTCAGTACCATCAACATAAGCAATGCCGTACGGTCCTTTCAGTTGTTCTTCGATGTCCTTACGTCTCTTCTCTGCCTGTGATTTACGAGCATCCGATTTGATAACATAAGGAAGCTGAATGATCATATCCAGTTTTCCAGATCGAGTGTTTTCATCCACAGCATCCAGAAGAACAAGCTTTTTCATCAATCGTTGCATCGTTGAGTTCGGCTCATTGATAACTGCATAAAGAGGATTCTCGACAATTGCCACCATGCTTTTTGGAAGTTTAATATCTTCCTGTTTACCGGTTTTCTCGTTATAGACCCGCACTCGAACATGATTCGGATACCACTCCAAAATCTTTCCAGTTCGCATAGTCTGAATGTCGTATGAAGTTGTCGTATTTGGATCGAGTGTCGTATCCGTTGGAACAATCGCTACACATCCCTCATCCAACATACTCATAACCACATCTTGCATAAAAGCTCGTCCAGTCTGATCGATGTTCGCCTCCAGGTTTAAACAGTTATCTAGGCCAGAATTAATCTGTTCTTTGAATCTACCGTTCTCATCGATTCGACAATGTTTGACGTTAATAGATGAAACGTCCAATGCAATTCTATTGAATATTGAGGTTACAATTGATCGCTCATTACCACCCGTCAGTCTTGTGCGATCTGGGCGATATGAAGTTGATGGACCGGTATCCTGATAATCATAAGTAGGTTCCCGGTTCCTGAATACGTCCCAGGCATGTCTGAGACGGGAACTAAACGATAATTCCATTTTGATTTACCTCCTCAGTTCTTATCTATACTTTTTGTCGTATTTGTTAATTTCGTTCTGGATTTTAGTCATTTCGTTTTCGAGTTTTGCATTTTTCTTCTTATCTCCATGTCGACTGTAGTCGACCTGATCTTCTATATCACCATACTTCTTATAGAGATCCTTCACTTTCTGTTTAGCCATTTTGTCATAAGCTTTCTTAGCAGCTTTGTTAGCTTTCTTAGCAGCTTTATGAGCCTGATTAGCTTCTCTGACTGCCTGATTCTCTCTACGAACCTGCTTTTCAGCGTTTTTCCATATACCTTTATTTTTACCTCGACCATAGAAAGCCGTGTTAGCTTTGGCCATTCCATTCAAAGCTGCTCCTCCGACTTTGGTTCCCTGAACTTTTCTAAAGGCGGCTACTCCTGCATTCTTTGGAGCACCAACAGTTACGCCATTGCTTGCTCTGAATTTATCACCAGACGTTCCATAGTAATTCTTTCTATGTCCCCACTTCATACCTTTCACACCATGATGATAAAGTTCGTCTGGATCGTCGACTCTTGTTATTACATATTCACTCATTATTTCCTCCTCTCACCCCTATTAAATATGGGGGGGGGTAATTTGCTTATTCAAAAGCATCTTTATTCAGTTTCCACGCAACATAAGCATCCATTAATGCAGCAACGCAATCGATTTTGTGCTCACGTTTACGTTTATAAAGTTTCCTGTTACCATTACTGTCCTCTAAAGTAATACAGTTACCCATCGCAAACGTCATAATCTCTTCATCAAAGATTAGCATTCGCTCTTCGGACAGTTTCTTTAATTCGCCTAATGGAATAGATTCTGTCTTAGCACCCTGCGGCACTTTCTCAATCCCATAAGGTCCATTTTCCAATTCCCATCGAGCCATAAACTCTTTAGCACCATATGGGTCAAATCCAAAACATCTTACATCGTAATCACTGTCGATTATGTGCTGATCTAAGTCGTCGTAAACTTGCATCATATCGAGAACAGTACCTTCAAGAATAATCAAACTGCCTTCTTTCATAAACTCGTCATATTTAGTTCGCATAGCTGCTGGTAACTTCTTTAGAGTTAATGAAGAAATATAGTTTCGAGTCTTAATACCGAACGAGCCATCTCGCAATGGAAATAAGAATGTGAATGAGCAGAAGTCATCACCCTGAGATAAATCCGCTCCTAAAGCACAAGGCATCTGCCAGAAGTCTCTCCTCCTATGAGGTAAAGTTTCTTCATATGTGAAGTAGTATGTATAACCTTCAAGAGGAATGCCAAATCTCTTTGCCAGAATATCGTTCTTAGCTGCTGGGGCTTGTTCTGCTCTATCTACGTCCTGCTGATAAGTTTCGTAGGTGACTGTCTTATCCAGGTTTGGATTCGCCTTCAACCAAAGCTCTGGTCTTCCGACTTCATCAATAGAATCAAGCTTGTACCACCAGATTGATACATGCGGATTTCGATACTCGTTCTTGAGAATCTTAGCTAACTCCATTTTGATTGTGTCACCACTACCGTTTCGGACTGTACCTTCTGAACTGATAGCTACAATTAGATAGTCATCATTCTTGGAAGCACCCTGTTCTAATGCACCAATAACATCTTCACGAACATCTCCGGAAAGCCACTCATCCACAGTATTAATTCGACTGTTCAAACCTTGGAGCTTATCAATACTCATAGGTCTGATCTCAAGTAACGAACCAGTTAAGAAGTTCTCAATACCCTTCTTGGTGCTTGCCAGTTTCTGTCTGTTAGCTCTGGAACCTGTCGTGTTCTGTAATGAGCCTTCCGTTAAGAACTGGAATAGTGGACCTCGTGCTCTCGTGATAGCAGTTCGGATTGGTGATAATACCTCTTCAGACTGTTTCATCGTAGGGGCTGTAGTGACTTGGTGGGTCGTAGTCGTGTCTACGTTCAAGAAATAGCTTTGAATACAAGCAGCATACATGGACTTCGCGGCTCCTCTGGCTACAATCAGATACTGTTTGTTAATCAGTCGTTTCTTGATTGTTTTCTTGACGTAATGGCCCTCTTCTGGATCGTAAATGCTTCGTTCGACAAAGTAGTACCATCCGAAGATTTCTTCTGCCCATAGTTTAAATGAATCCAATAAATGAAGATCTTCACCATCTGTCAGAGTTAACTCATTCTCGCAATAATGAATAAAACCCTCGACAGCTTGGTCGTCATACCAAATGCCAGGGTTTGCGATTAAATCATCTATTCGATTCATTTCAAGGGATACTTCTTCACAGACCGGAATCTCGCCACTAATCACGGCATCTCTGAATTTACCGTAATAGCGCGGGACGGCTGTGTTTGATAATGCCATGTTTTATCACCTACTTTTGCTTTTAATACATATAACCCATGAAGTTTTTAACCTTTTTAGCAGCATCCATGATATCACTAACGTTCTGAGAACTAAATTGTACCGAATTACCATTTAATGTTACCTGATGGTTCGTCAAATACTTATTAGCCGCATACATACCACCAGCTACAGCTGCCGTAGTTGCTGCTGATTTTACAGTCATTGTCATACCACGTTTAAGAGCTGCTTTCTTTTTGGAACGTTTAGCAGCCACTTCTGGAGCACGTCTCGCATTGGCTCTTTGGACGTCATGTTTACTCATTAATTTGTTATATTGTTTCTGAAGTTGTTTATTTGTCGGATCTACGTCCAACTGTTTCTTTACTTTCTTAGCATCACTAAGATATTTACGCGAAAGGTCTGACCCAACTTCTTTCTTAATCTGACCTTTTCGATATGTCGTATTCCCCTTGAGAGCTTTCTTATATGCTTTCGCATCCTGCTTATATTGAGATTTTAAAGCCTTATCTGACTTATTACTCTCATAAGCACGTTTAGACACATTCGCTTTCTTTCCAAGCTCTATAGCATTGGCTTTCTTCTTAGAATTTTCACCCCAGTTCTTAAAACCAGCATCAACTTTTTCATCTGATCTACGAGCAAGTGCTGATCTAACTCCTGTTGAACTATAACTGGACTTGCGCTTACCCCACTTCATACCCGGTATACCATAGTGCATAAGATCGTCTGAATCGCCAGCTCTCGTTATTACATATTCACTCATTGTTTCCTCCTTTCACCCCGTTCAAATGGGGGTGGGTAATTATTACTTATGCGACTATACCTTAAGCCTCTCGAAGATATTCTTTGGCTGTATCAGTATAATCATTACCTACCTAACTCAAATAATCTTTCATTTTACGTTCCACATAGGAATTACACTCAGATACGGTTTTATGTCCCATTTTGCCAACAAGTCCTAACGTGCTCGCAATTGATTCTTTCGCAATTCGTTCACTGTTGTACTTCTTGTACATATGATCCACGACTTTCGGATTTGTTTCTGCTACAGATTGAAGCTTTACGGAATTGATGTCGAACACAATCATTGGTCGTTTTGCATGATAACTCGAGTATTCCTTATCGTTATAATCAAGTAATGCGTTATAGCCTTTCTTCTTCAACTCCGAATAGAATCGATTCTGAGCAGCCACTTCGTAATCATTGTGATTCGTAAGTGAAAGATTCAGTGCTTTATAGACGGCCACCTTCTCAGATTTTGTCATTCTAGAAGGATCTTTGTTTAAAGCGTTTTGAGCCTGTTTAAATAAGAGTTGTTGCTGTCCACGTCTCATCTTCTCTTTTGAATCGGCTATGGAAGCTTCTACATTCTTCTTAAATTCTTTATCTTTTAACAAGTTTGCAGTGATATGACCTGCATTCTCGTCCGAAGGAACTCTGAGCTTATTAGTAGCGCTTATCTTCAATTGATAAACTTTCATATTATCACTGATAGTACGCAACTCTTTCGCCTTAGCTGCATCAGCCTCGCTACCAGAAGCATTGGCTTGTTTCTCTGCCTGTTTCGCAGCAGCATTCGCACGACTTGTGAGATTCTTACCAAACAATCCCATATACTTATCTGAATCTGCTTTCTTATAAGTAGCGTAGAATGCAAAGTTCTCAAAATCTTTACTAGTCTGAATTCGTGAGAAAGTAGTCCCTTTCTTAAGATATGTGTCGACGTACTGTTTTCCAGTGATCTGAGTTCTCGCAGTGTTCGTAAGCTCTTTCACTTTCATGCTTGCTAAAGAGGCGGTTCGCTTTACGGTACTACTGCTTTGTTTTACATAATACCGTTTTGCTCCGGCTGGCGTAACTGATCCATCCGCAAATTGATAGCGCCTGACTCCCCATTTTTGACCTTTAATACCGTGGTGATACAGTTCTTTATCGTACATCTCATATCACCCCTTAAGCTCTTTGATAGCCAAAGCAATACCTAACGCGGAACTGGTTACAGCAAGTACATTACCTGCAGTTTCCAGAGTACGACTAGCGTATTCCCTACCCCTCGATTCCTTCTGTGGATTAAACATATCGTTATACTGCCGCTCTAACATAGCACGGTTGATCTGATTGCGCATTTCCTGATCCGTCATATTAGAAAGATCCATTTTTGAAACCTTACGATTTCTCGATGAAGTATCGACGCTTCGTTTTAAATCATTCGAAAGATTACGCCCAGAATCTACCAACCGTTTTGTTCTCTCTGTATCTTCTTTTGCATAACGTTTCGCATCGGCTTCCAGATCAGTTCTTCCATTCTTTTTAGATTGCTTGTAGTACTTACCACTAGACTCGTCATATTTGTTGAATTCTTTTTCTCTGGCATCTCTGGCGTATCTTGCTTTTCCTTTACTCGTCAAGCTTCCGTCAGCGTTCTGATACCTCCTAACACCCCACTTCATACCTTTAGTGCCGTGGTGATAAAGTTCGTTTGAATACATTCTCATTTGCCTCCTTCCTAAATCATTTTGATTCTTCTGCTTCGATGTTCAGTCGCCACTCCAACTCACTGACCAGATCTTTGATAGCCTGCATATGAGTTGAGCTAGACGGAGGATCGAAGAGAAGTCGTACTTTCATACAGATATAGGATTTTACAGATTCATAATTCTCGTAATCTTCGGAAAGGAAGTCGCCCCATTCGGCAGATGCGTCTTCAATTCGAAAACCTTTTGTCGGACCGACACCTACCTGGGATAAGATCATAAAGACAGAATTGATATGCATAATAAGTGTATCGTCGAATGCGTCGTACTCCGGCATAAGACCAACAGCTTTTTTTACAGTGTTAAGAATACTATTATCCATGTGCTTTCTCCTTTCCGTCCTATGCTCTTTTCCAAGGACAAGTATCGTTTGGTGTTCGTACGAGAGGTTCTATAATCAGCAAGCCTTCATCACCGTAGTGAATTGCATTGTGAGTATTCAAGCCTGTAGAGATAACATTCTCCGGATCAAAGACTTTCGGATCTCTGAGTTCGATATCTTTTACTGTAATCGGATTAATATGATGAATTAGAATCTTACCGACAAGTTCATATCCTTCACAAGCTAAGTCACATCCGTTATCCCGCAGAATAATGTCTCTACGAAAGCGCTTCCATTCCGGTGAGTGATAAAGAATCTGATTCAAATATCGATCGTAGCCGAACGTCTCATTACCAACCTGACCGTTAAGTTTCAAATAGCGATATCGCCCGATAAATGTTGGAATCTGGATCAGTTTGGAATAACATTTAATATTCGTCATAGTCATCTGGATCACCCATCCCTCCATAATCTCGCATCGCCTTAATTGCATTCTCATAAAGTTCTTTCATTTCTTCACCCGACTGATAAGCCTTCGCCTTCGCTGACAATACTTCGTTCTCTCGTCTTAGTTTCTCTTTCTCCAACTCAGCCTTCGTAGTGCCAAGTTTAAGAAAGTGTGTAATAACCTGAGAAGATGCAGTACCATCTCGTAACTGCTGCTCAGCTAAGTTCACGGCCAAAGCAATCATTTGATTCTCTCGGTTTTCCGGATCGATAGCTGATCGCATCTTTTGACCGCCTTTTGACGACTTTATACTACCTTTCGCCATAGTTACTGCCTCCTCTTTAATAGTTTCAATAATGTTTTCAGATACTTTTACAGCACTTAATAGAACCTATAAGACATGGTGCAGCTATGTTTACTCATGAGAAAGGATTCGAAAGCATGAGTACTAACACCATGGTGGAATGCGCCTTATAGATTCTGTTAAATGTTGTGATTAACTTAAAAGACCCACCCCTCCGTTTTATTGGAAGAGTGAGTCTATTTGTCTTTTATATGGTCGTACTGTATCTCTTCGGATACTTAGCAGACATTGTTACATTTTGATTCGTAGCGATACGAGTCTCTGCATTATTGTACGTAATGAGCTCTTTATACGCTGCTATCTCTTCTGTTGTCAAGTCTCTCTCGATTGGTTCGTCCAGATAAGTCATAAGAATCATCGGATGTTCTGCGAGATTAGCTTTAAAGTTAGCCAGCCCTTTATCGTCGAGTGTGTTATCATAGAAGCTAGAGCTTTTACAATACAACGTCGTATTAGCGCTAGCAGGTGAACCAATCCACACACCATCTACCTCATTATTCCAATCGGTTTGAATTGAAAATTTATTACAAAGTCCAACTCTAGCTTTCATAGACTCAGGTAACGTTATTATAGCAAAGCCCTCGTAGCCTTCGTCAGAATCATATCGAGTCCACTTCTCGTCATCACTACCATCAAATGTCTTTTGCCATACTCTCTGAACATACTTCCCTCTAGTAAGATCGATGTAATCTGCGATCCACTGCTGTCCAGCTGAGTCAGTATAGATTCCACCAGACGATACTGGAATTCCTGGAAGACCGTTTGGAGTCTGTAAAGTTAGCAACTGACATCCCTGATATACTTCGTAAGGAAGCGCTGTATTCCCAACGTTCAGCATAAGCTTGTTGTATGAAACTTCATTAGCCGTATTGTTGTAAATGAAGAAATACAATTGTATATACTTTACGTCGTTCTTAAGATCGAGATGAGTACTATTCTCGCCGGCATAAGACCCATCGAATACTTGCTCAAATCTTGTAGGTGTTTTACCGCATTTGTCTGAACACCCATTGGTACCGAGATACTTCTGATCAGTGTCCAAATAATCAACAAATACGTGGTATTCTCCTTCATCGTTGTTTGTGAAAACAGTACCGCTTAGTGTCATACTTGTATCACCTGACCACGGAATGATGTCGGTCGTGTAAGCTTCGCGATAATACATCAAATCTCCTCTTGGCAGAATATTATTCCCTCGTTCAATTATATTAATTGTACCGCCCATGCCAGATGACACAATCTCTTGAGGACTATTTACTGAAGGAGCAGATGCTTGTTTACTCCAGCCATAGAATTTAAACTCATCAAATAAGTTTTCAAGTTTCTTACCGGTGATTGTGAGTAATTTCACATTTGTTCCAGTTGAAATAATGCGCTCGATGTAATCCGCTATTAGATTACTTCCTCGATACACTTTGTCGATCTTTGTTTCGCCACGATAGATCTCCTTCATCTTCTTTCCATTACGATAAATAGCCATGGCTTAATCCTCCGTAATGTAATAAGTTGTTAGTGGATCTTTTGTCGTGAGTGCATCGTATTCGGACTTGGTGAGCATAACTTCGTGAGTTAACGGATTCGGAATTTCCGATGTCACTGTCAATGTGGCTGTTGTGTGTTTTGACAACCTGAAGTATTTAGCATTCTCTGGTACTGTTATAACTCCCGTAGCATTTGAAAAGCTTGATACGAATGTTTTGCTAGAATCATAAAATACATTCCGCTCATTATCTGTTGCCATTGTATTCGAGATGATAAGTTTTGTCCCAGGAATGACTTCAATGAAATCACTGCATGATGATCCAGCTTCATCGTTAACTGAGCCATTGTCTTTGGATATATACTTATTATCGGTCCAGCTCAGGTCAAAAGTTCCAACAATAGAATCAATATAAGATTTTATACTCGACACTTTATTGTTGACGGTATCCTCGCCTACGAGTTTTAGGTCAGAGGTAGATTTATTACCGGTAAGATCCGCACCGTTAATCTTTGGTTTGTTCGTCAGATCATTGTAATCAGTTGTTCCACCGCCGGATGAACTACTTCTAACCTTAGACCACTTATAGTAGACGACATCTTTACCACTATCGTCTTTTGATATATAAGCCAAGTCACATTTATACCTGGTTCCAGAGTCTGAGTCTGTATAGAAATCACCTACAGCAGCTGCTGTTTTTGTTGTGGGTATTCCTTTCCCACTTATTTCTGCCATAGCGACACCTCCTTAGTTTAAATATTCGAAGTGGTAATCTTTATATGTTTTCTGCTTACTGTGCAGACAATCGCTAATACGTGTATCTGAACCACCAATAATGTTTGCACATTCCGCCAAAGTGTTAAAGACTTCTCCGGTTTCAACAATTCGAAACGGTATACCTTTACGCCCTCCGTTTGGATTCTTCTTACCAAGCATTCCATGTGATGGTTTTGCTAAACCGTTCTCCCAAGCATGCTTCACGTTTTCTGGTTTGGTATTCCATTCCAAATTTGAAACATTGTTATTGAGTTTATTGCCGTCCTTATGATTAACTTCTGGCTTATTTTCTGGATTAGGGATAAAAGCCTGCGCTACAATACGATTGATACGTTTGGTTTTTCGCTTACCGTCCATGTAAAGATCTGTTTTTAAATATCCGTCATTGGCCACTCTAACAGCTTTATCTTTATTGTGCCCATTCCGCCGAACACGTCCCGTATTTGACACCTGATAGTTAGGATTATCTATAACTTCTCTCCACTCTTCCACTGACTTACCTCCTTAGTCAATCTAAAAATATCAATCTGTTTTCCCAAAAACTCCCCGGGGAGAATTCTTG